TACCTTCAGGTGGTTTATTCTACAAATCTAAAAAGAAAAGTGTTAAGGTTGGTTACTTAACTGCGAGTGATGAAAATATTTTAGTGAATATTGATTCAAGAAGATCAATTAATGAAAGTGTTGTATTACCTTTATTACGAAATAAACTTTATGAAAGGGATATTAGACCTGAAGAATTATTAGAAAGCGATATTGAAGCGATTCTTTTATTTTTACGTAATACATCCTTTGGTCCTGAATATAAAATAACAACTATTGACCCAAGTAACGGTCAATCTTTTGAGGCTTCTGTTATGTTGGATGAATTAAATCTTACGAAACCAAAAGTACAACCTGATGAAGATGGTACATTTACTGTTAAATTACCACAATCAAAAGTAGATGTTAAACTTAAAATGTTAAGTTTATATGACACAATTGAAATTGCTAAAATAATTGATTCATATCCCGCTGGATATACTGCACCTACAATAACAACAAGACTAAATAAGACCATTTTAGAATTAAATGGTAGTCCTGATAAAAATGAAATAAGCGTATTTTGTCAAAATATGCCAATTGGTGATTCTAAGTTCATAAGAAATTTCCTTAAAGAAAACGAACCGAGATTGGATTTAAGGAAAACAGTTTACGCCCCATCAGGAGAAAAAGTCGATGTTGTCATCAACTTTGGGGTGGAGTTTTTTCGGCCTTTCTTCTAATCATTCAAAATTTTTATTAGACGAATTTTATTACTTGGCTAAATTTTTAAGGACATCATATAATGAGTTCTTAAAACTCCCAACTTATATAAGGAAATATCTTTTAGATAAGATAATAGAGGAAAATACGCCCAAAACTTAATACTTAATATTTATATTAAAAACTATTAATGGCAAAAATTGATTTTAAAACCGCATCTAATGAAGAGATAGAAAAGTATATAACTGAACAATCTCAAAATGCTTTTGATAAAGGTAAATCTGAAGGAAGTAAATCAAGTAAGTCTGATTATAAATCTTCTCTTTCGGAGGGAAGTTTAAGTACTAATAAAGAATATATAAGTAATTTTAATGCCGATTTAAGTGAAACGGGAATCGCATTAACGGGAATACTAACGGATTTTAAAGATGCTGCCGACCCGACTAATTTTTCTGGAGCTGATTTTTTAAGAGAGTCAGCACAAAAAATGGCTAATGAATTTGGACTTGGTCAAGCAAGAATGTCCGAATTAAAAACTACCATTGCGGATACTTTACCTGAAATGTTAAAATTGGGTATAAGTGAAAGTGAATCATTAAACTTAATGACAAATATACCTAAAGAATTAGGTGTTAATACAACTTTAGGGAAAGAGGCTCTTGTTGAAATGGCGGCTGCGGCTAAAGTGGCTGGTGTTGAAGGTGGTAAATTAGCAAATGACTTTAAAAATGTTGGTGTATCATTATATGATGTTGGAAATAGAATGGCAGAAGTTGCAAATTACGCAAAAAGTGTTGGTGTCAATGTTCAGGCGGTATCAGGGTTAGTTGTTGGTAATTTAAAACAATTAAATTTATTCAATTTTGATAGTGGAGTTAAAGGTTTAGCTAAGATGGCATCACAGGCATCTATGTTAGGTTTTGACATGAGAAATACATTTAGAATAGCTGAAGATTTATTGTCACCTGAAAAGGCAATTGATTTAGCGGCATCACTACAACGTTTAGGTGTTTCAAGTAGTGCATTATTAGATCCATTGAAAGCGATGGATTTAGCTCAAAATGATCCTGAGGCATTACAAAAAGAAATGATTAATGTTTCTAAAGAATTCACTAAGTTAAAGGCAGATGGTTCAGGTTTTGAAATTTTACCAGGAGCTAAACGTAGATTAAGAGAAGTTGCCCAAGCTTTAGGTATGGATGCTGATGAATTAGCAAATTTGTCTATTAAAACCGCTGATTTGGATATGAAAATGTCTAAAATTAAATTCCCAAGTTTGGCAGCATCTGAGGAAGATAAGATGTTAATTGCCAATATGTCACAAATGAAAGGTGGTGAAGCCGTTGTTCAAATTAAAAACGAGTTGACGGGTAAAATGGATGAGGTTAACGTTAAAGATTTAAGTGCGGAACAAATTGAAAAATTAAAAGAACAACAGGCAAATCAAGATAAAAAGATTGAAGATATCGCTTTAGATCAATTAGATGTGTTAGAAAGAATTAATACATCTTTAAATGCGGGTAAAACGGCAGTAAGTCTTGGTAAAGCGACAACACCTACTATGGATAGGTTTTATAATGTGATAAGTAAAACTGCAGCAATAACTACAACAAATTTAACAAAGGATATTACAACCGAAAATGTAAGAGGTGCAGCAACAGGAGTTGTTGGTCCATTAGAACAAGAAATGGTTAGGTTCCTTCAAGGTAAGAGTACTTGGGAAACAGTTGAATCATCGTTAACTTCGGTTAAAGATAGTCTTGTAATACTTGCTGGTGATTTTGTTAAAGGTGCCGGAAACGCAGGATTAAAAATAGGAGCAGATGTAACAAATATGTTCACTAATGAATATAAGGCTCTTGGTGTGCAACCAACTCAAATAGTATTGGATCCAAATTCACCATTGATAAAACAGTTAGAATCGTTTTTAACACAAGCAAAAACAGGTAGTCCTACCGAAACAAAAACACAAGTTAGTGGTGAGGTTAACCATACTCTTACTATTAAGGGAGACGGGGGAGCATTACTTAGTAATAGTGAATTTGGTAAACAAATGGTAGAATCAATGGCAGACCCAAATATTAAATCACAATTTACTAAAACATTTATGACTCCAAACGTAGGGCTTGGAGGAAAACAATAGAAAATTCTTAAAATTATGTTTTCTATAAAAAAATTCTCAAGGTATTTATTAATAAAAAAGTATGTCGGATAGTACATTATCATTTGCATCTTCTTCTAATTTTAGGGATATATTATTAGCCCGTAATTTACAACCATATTCGGTACCAGGATCTTATTCACCTAGTAGTAATAGTGTTAATTACGAAACTAATTTATCTGTGAATAGTGTAATTGACTCTCCTGACTCTTTAATTTCAACAAACCAACTTGCAAATAGTTTATATTCTCTCAATGAATATGGACCTGAAGGTGGTTATGATGGAAAATACTCAGTACCTGGAGCACCATTACCTGTGGACTCAAACTCAGGACCATACGCACCTACCGACACAGTATTAGATTTAGTTAATGAATTTTATATTGATGCAGCATATGTTCAAAACATATATGGACCTGAGGGTGGTTATAAGGATTTAGTTATTATAACTGACGTTGTTGGTAATGCAAAATTTTATTCACCATATTGGGATCCTTCAACATTTGTAACCTCATCGTATACTCCATATGAAATAATATTTGCGGACAATCCAAATGGAACAAATGGTCCATTATCTCAAGATACTTATTTAGCAAGAATTGGAGCTGCTCAACTTAAAGGTTTATTTGAGGAAAGAATTGCGGCTGAATTATTACAATCAACTCTTGGTCGTGTTAATTTAGATTCATTGCAAGATCCGTTTAGTGCAAGTATGATTGCGACGGGTCAACAACCCTTTTTTACAAAAAATTGGAAAATTACCGTACCTGAGAATCCTATCAGTGCGTCTGTAAGTTTAGCTAATAGATTAACGGGAACTTACTTCCCTGTATCTTTTATTCCTGGTGATTATTTTGATGAATCGTTTATTGATAACCCACAAACTGAAGCGGCATTAAATGTTGCAAATACCCTAACGGGTGGATTCTTAGGTCCAATATTAAATAAGTTTAAAAATCCTTCAGAGATATTTGTTGCAAATACAGGGTTTGGTCAAAGATCGGTATTGTTCTCAAGTTTAGATTATAACAAATATAGACCTGCTTACAATAGAGGTATTATACAAGGAGCCACAAGTGCAATTGACAGATTGTTTGATAAAGATAAGTCACAAACGGGTGGTTATTATGTTGGTAGTTCTAATTCGGAACCTTCGCAAATTGACTCTCCTGCAAATCAAGTTCCTATTGGAAAAAATGGTAGACAAGTACAAACCATTGTATATGGTCCGCAAGAACTTGGTATTTTATATGAAGGTAATGACGCTCAATTACAGTTTGGTTTAAAAGGTAAATCATATAGTGATGGTGGTGGTATTAGTGGCCAATTTGTTTGGACATCACCAAAATATAAAGATAATGCAGGATTTAAAGTCGGACCTGGTGGGGTACCAACAAGGTTGGACAACGAGTTTGAAGCAATTAAAAGTGATTATGGTAGATACCAATCTACTGATATTGATTTCAAAGGAGACTCAATATTAGATAAGACACAAAGACTTATTGAATCTGCCGATCAAGTACAAGGTCAAGCAAGGTTAAAACACGTAGGTAATGCAATTAACCAAGTATCTAAGGTATTCAATGATGGATACAAAGAGATGACAAAGGGTTCTATGGTATTATCATATACGGATCAGACCGATGGGTCTCAAGCGGGTATTGAGTATTGTAGAGTGTTCCAAAAGGATACTCCTTACTTTACGTATGCTGACTTACAAAAGAGTGATGGTATTACAACTGAAGGTAGGAAATTCTCGTATTCAGTTTTGGATAAGACATATAATCTTAACATTGCTCCACTTAAGAATCCGGGATCAACAAACATTGTAGACAACAAAGTTAAAAAATATATGTTCTCTATTGAGAATTTAGCGTGGAGAACTTCAGACAGACCTGGGTTTACTTACGATGATTTACCTGTTTGTGAAAAAGGACCAAACGGTGGTAGAGTCATGTGGTTTCCGCCTTATGACATTTCATTTAGTGATGATAGCACACCTGATTTTTCGTCTACCAATTTCTTGGGTAGACCTGAACCAATTTACACATATAAAAATACTTCAAGAAAAGGTAGTATAAGTTGGAAGATTGTTGTTGACCACCCTGCAATTATGAATACGATTATTCAGAAACAATTAGCGGGGGTTGCAAAACAAAGAGTTGATTCAATTGTTGATTCATTCTTTGCGGGATGTACAAAATATGATATGTATGAATTGGGTATTAAATTTAATACGATACCAACAAGAGACTTATTCACATACCAACAGATTTTAAATAATCCAAGGTTAACCAACGAAGAATTGGGGCAAGTGGCGTTTGAGATACCTGCAGACGCTGGCGTAGTTACCAAAGGTAATACTGAGGGCGCTGATGGATCAAAAGATAGTGTGGGAGCAACTAGTACTACAAAAGATGGAACAACAACATTAGAAGATTCTGATATTTTAAAAGAATTTTTAAATTATGGATTTTATTTTGAAAATGATTGTCCTGAATGTTATGGTACATATGCAACAACTTCATCAAAACCATTTGATAGTTGGTATGATTCATATATCCCTAAACAAAGTACAACATATGTAACAAAAGCACCTGCAAAAGTATATGTTGGGGATAAAGAATTTACAAAAGAAGGTGTACAAACATTTTTTAATAATGTTATTAAGGATAATTTTAATAAATTAAAAACTGATTTTTTAGCAAAGTTAAAAGAAGTGATAATAGATAAAGGTGGTACTGTTGAATTAACATTAAGAGGTTCCGCATCGGCACCTGCAACAGTAGGATATAACTTGAATTTATCTAAAAGAAGAGTTGACACTGTACAAAAATGGTTTAAAAATCAAAAACTTGGGGATAAACTTATAAGTGAATTACCTTCAGACAAATTTAAAATTACAGTTCAAACACAAGGAGAAACTGAAGTTGTAACTGTTGGTACCGCTAATGGTGGTAATGGAGAACCAATTAATTGTACTACAAATATAACTTTAACATCGGGATCCCCAATTACAAGTGGTAGTACTGCCGGAACATCAGCTAATAGTGCGGCACAATGGTGGTCAGTTCCTGCCATGGCTTGTAGAAGAGTTGCGTTATCAGAAATTAAAGTTAAAGTTCCACCTGAACCAAAACCTGTGGATACACCACCTACTGAAATAGTAACACCACCAAATGAGAATCCTACTAACACATATATACCTGGAAATCCATCTAGTACAATCAAACCTACGCCTAATTTAAGAATTGAACAAAAAATTAAAGAAGGTATATCTAAAAAAATATTAAGATTCTTATTCTCAGAATGTGATTACTTTGAGGTTATTAAGGAAACTGATCCTATGGTATATGATAGCATCAAACAAAAGATTAAGTACTTCAACCCTGCGTTCCACTCAACAACACCTGAGGGATTAAATGCGAGATTAACATTCTTAAATCAATGTATGAGACCGGGACAAACAATTCCTGTGATTGGACCTGATGGTAGACCAAAATATAATGATGCGTTAAACACATCATTTGGGGCACCACCAATCTTAATTTTAAGAATGGGTGACTTTTATAATAGTAAGATTGTACCAACGTCATTAAGTATCACATATGATCCTATTACATTTGACTTAAATCCTGAAGGTATTGGTGTACAACCAATGATTGCTAAAGTAACAATGGCATTTAACTTTATTGGTGGTCATGGACTTAAAGAACCTGTTGAAGAATTACAAAACGCATTATCGTTTAACTATTATGCGAATACTGAGATTTACGACGAAAGAGCAACGGCAACAGAAAGTACTGAGGCAAGAGACAAATACATGGTTGAGAAGATATTATCTAACCAACCAAAGGTAACGACTGCTGATGTTGTTAATCAACAACCAAAAAGAGGTGGAGAAGCAATTGGAACAATATCAGGAGAATCGGATATAGATTATACTAAATTTGTTAATGATTATTGGAATAGTACTAAAGAATATTTTGACGCTTATATCAATACAAATGCGGCAATTGGTAAAAATTATAACATAGGTATTCTTGATTTATTATATACTGATAGAGATTATTCTAAAGGTACTGCCGAATTTACTCCTGAAATAGAAGTGCCAATTTATGGTAAACCAAGTAATGTTGAAGACAAGTTAGAAAAATTATTTGATAAAGTTAATGGGGATATTTCAGGTAGAAACGATCCATTTATGCAAATAGTAGTATCTAATGATCAGTCTATAAACAATAGTGACAAAAGAGAAATTGAAAATAAATTAAAGGAATATGTAACAGGACTTAAACCCGACTTTATTACTAACGTGAGTAATAGTGTTAAGGATTTAGTTTTATTACAACAGGACTATATTCAATATATACGAAAGGCTAATTTGGTATTATCAAAAACGGATGGTATAATGAATTCAAATAATGAACCTCAGGTATATGATATTTCGGGGGATACTTTTACTCAATTAGAAGATTATTTGAAAAAAATAACAGACAAACATATTGAATTTAACGACGCTAAGGGTGTTGTAAAGTTTGATGAATGTTTATATTTAAACGAAGATAATTATAAAAAGTCATCTTCTACGTTTATAGATGGTAATACGTCTACCGCCGATTTGATAACGTCAAGAAATCAGAGTGGTTTAATGGCTAATGAACCGGCTAATAGATTTTATCAAGTTATGGCAAATGTATTAAATGATGAAAATAGTAAAAATGAGTTAAAAACTTTTATTCTTAATAGTCAAAATTATAGTAATATACAATTTGTGACTGAAGTAGTTGATAAAGCCACTACTGGTTGTTCGGATAGATTTAAATCTTATACTGAAATAAATAAAAAGAGATATGATGGTATTAAAACTAACGAAAGATATTTAACATTAATAAAAAGTCCGATTGAGGATAATGTTAAATTTGGGTTAAAGTACGCAAAAGTTAGTGGGACATCACAACAAAAAAAGGAAATAAAAGATTTATATTCAAATGTGAATGTGAATAATAAAGAAAAAACCTTTGATGGTAAAATTAAATTTAATTAAAAATGAATTTACAATATTATAACAGATATAATGAGTTTTTAATAAATGGACAACAAACCGTTACTCCATATATAAATTTACCTGCAAAAACAACTGATAAGAATTTTATTTATAAAGTTGGACAATCAAGGTTGGATAAGATATCATTTCAATTCTATAACACACCTTATTTTGGGTGGTTAGTACAAATGGCAAACCCACAGTATAGTGGATTGGAATCAAACATACCCGATGGGGCAATTTTAACAATACCATTCCCCCTTGTTAAATCATTACAGGATTATAAAAACGAATTAGATAATTATTTCTTCTATTATGGTAGATAAAGGTGAAAACATATTAGTGGAATTTGATTATGACAACATTACCTTAATAGATCCAAACAAAATTGTAGACAATGAAGGTAAAGTTAGTGATAGATTAGTTAAACATGAGAACCTTGTGTTCTATGCAAATCTTGAGTGTAACGTATTACCAAGAACTAAATTGGCGTTAGGGTCGGCATTAAACGATTCTATTAGAACAGTTTCCGTTGGTAAGATCAATTTCTTAAATCCGGGTAATAAAACCTTTTTAGATAATAGATATACCGATGAGATTACGGGTAAAGGATCCGTACAGGGTAAAGGTGTAAACCAACCTAAATTAAATGCGGTTCAAAACCCAAACAAATCTGATGATTTTTATCTTACACAGAGTACATATTCAAACGGAACTCCTGGTGCGGTTGATAATGGTTTATTAGGTATAACCGATATACAGGTTGCAATTGACACAAGTTTCTTACCTACGGTGACAGTTAACTTAACCGATGTTAAGGGTAGAGCGTTGTTTGAAGGTGGTAATAATTCACCATATTCTGCGTTTTTCCAATTACCATACCCAATGTTTTATTTAACATTAAAGGGGTATTATGGTAAGGCGGTTAGATTGCCATTAATGTTACAATCGTTTACATCAAACTTTGACAATACGACTGGTAACTTTAAGATTGTATTGAAATTTTTTGGATACAAATATACGGTAATGTCATATGTTAATTGGGGGGCAATGATGGCGGTCCCACATATGTACAATAATTTTGTGTCAACCGTACAATCAATTACAAATACTCCGGCAGCAACAAACCTTGAGGTAGTAACTGCAAAACCTGTGAGTAGAGGATTTCAAAAAATGAAAGAATTATATTCTGAATATAAAGCCAAAGGTTTGGTTGATGATGATTTCCCTGAGATTACAATCACACAATTAAAGGCTCGTTTAGATAGATTTATAAAAAACATATTAGAAAAATTCACTAAAGAAAATTTGGGAGTTTTAACTGAGTTGGATAATTTCCAAACACAATTAACCGAGTTTCAAAAAAAGGTATTCTTTTATGGAGATTCATGGTTTGAAACATATATGGATAAAACCAATTCATATAGTTTAAAGGATACTAAGGAGGTTGTTTACACTTTCAAAAAAGAATATTCTGATCCTAATAAACAAGCTGAGGCTCAAACCAAATTAAGTGGGATATTCACTGAATATCAAAAACTTTTTGAAAGTAATAGTGTTGCGGGTAAAAATGGTAGTTATACCGTTGGTGGTAAAACAACAAAAAGTGAGGTACCTGTAAATGCAACCGTGGAAAAATGTGAAGCAAAAATTAATCCACTTACGGATATTGATTACGCAAAAACATATGAAGAAAGAAATGGTAAACCCGCAAAAACACAAATAGAATTAGATACATTCATTGCATCTAATGGGGTTCCACCTAATACTAAATTTTTTGTATTTGAGGGTGTGGATCACTTTATTGACATTACTGAAAAATCTGCAAAAGACTCATCAACTCTTAGAAGACAAATTGAAGAAAAAATATCTGAAAATCTTAACGAACAATTAAGTAATAAAGAAACGGGTGTTGGATTTAAACCTTCAATTAGAAATATATTGGCAGTTTTCTTTGCTCAAGGAGAGGCGTTCATCCGATTAATGGATGATGTACACTCAAAGGCTTGGGATATAAGGGAAAATAAATATAGACAACAAGCAATATTTGGAAGTAACAGTAGTGCTCAAAGTGTTGATGTTAAATCTTCCACTCAAAATAATGAACCAATATATCCATGGCCTCAAGTCATAAGAGAAACATTAGGTGATGACAAACAAGAAAAGTTTGAAATTGTTTACCCTGGTGATAAATCAATTGCTACTATGACAAAGGCTTATATACCTGAGATATGGCCTGAGGTTGAATTTGTGGAAGAGTTTATTAAAGGTTATGTGGATAGAGAGCCTAAAAATCCTGACTACGGTGATGAATCAAATGTATTAACAAAACCTAGTAGGTTAAGTTTAAATGCTCTTGATTTTCCTGTAACAAACGAAATATTCCAAAACAAAGAAGAGATTAAATTCTTTTATGAAATATATGAAAGAGTTATGGTTAATACCTATTACTCTAAATTAAATAGACAATCAGGGTATGATGCTAGTATATTCATGGTTGAGGCTGAGGACGAAAAAATCAATATATTAAAAAGTTTGGGTAATGATAATCCATTTTTAACTCAAAAATTAAAACAATATTTAATTGATCAAAATAATTTCTTAACATTCTTAAGACATATTTCAAATCAAGGTGAGGGTGAAAGTTGGCAAAAATTCATAAGAGGTGAGTTTACAATTAATTATATTAAGAACAAAACCAATACACCATTTGAGTTATTTAATCAGGAAATTCTAACAAATGAAAGATCACAACCTGATGTTTCATTAACCGATGAATCTAAAATAATTGATTATATTGGGAACCAAACATCAAGTAATGAATTTGATTTTTCCGATATGTACCCGATTACTAATTTTGATTGGTGTAAAAATTATCTTGCGGATGGAAAAGCATTACAAAATGTAAATTTGGCTTACAACACTAAAGATGTATTATCTTACAATACGACTCATAAGACTATATGTAATTTTAAAAACGACGACACTAACGATAAGAAAAGACCTATAACTAATTTTAATTATAAAGCGGATGTGTTTAGTCAAAATATTGATACATCTAATTTCAAAACATTCTATAATAATAGAAAAATTGAAGAACAATTTACAACTGAAGGTAATTTAAATTACTCTAACTATGATGGTTTTGTAACGGATACTCAAACGACCTCAATATTGAATACTCCTTATTTTATAAACGCAATACAAAGTGGTGTATATAATTTTAGATATAAATCTGATGATTTAGCATCGTATAAACAGGCGGCATATCTATTCTTGAATAGTTTACCATTAGCGAGTCTTAGAGAAAAATATAGGTCATACAATGAACCTAATGATTTAAGTTATATACTATCAACAATTAAGAAATTCGGGGCGGTACATAAATTACCATACGCTTGGATTGTTAAATACGGATCAATTTGGCATAGATACAAAACTTGGAATGAAAAAGGTATTGATATGTTGGATGAGGTTTGGACTGATTTTAATTATTTAGGTAATTATGATCCTGTTACTTCAGCGTCTACAAAGGTATATAGTTTAAACATTGAAGGATTCCAAAATAATATTGTCTTGGAAGACACGGTAACTGCAACACCAAATTTGGTCACATATAATTCAACAACAATGAACACAGGGTTCTACCCTAAGTTGTATGATGATATGAATGTATTTCTACAAGGATTACAACTATTTTCAGGTGTCACACAATTAAATGGTACTTGTACTATTACAGGTACAACAATGGATGTTTTAACTATTAACGATAATAATTTGGCACCTGGTTTAGTATTAGCGGGACCAAACATTGAAGTTGGAACAACAATAGTGTCACAAGTTACCGGTAATACAGGAGGTATTGGACAATATATTGTTGATATATCACAAGATTCCCTAAGTAATGTGTTTTATGTTACCAACTCGGCAACAGGTGGGTATTCACAAACTGAAATACAAGGGTTAATTAATGATGGTAAGTTAGTGATGACCACAAATTCATTGGGTAAGATTATTGAAATAAGTGGTTTTGATCCTAACGATAATGATAGGTCGTTAAAAATAACCCCTTGGTCAACAATTGTTAAAACAACTGAAGGTGATAAATATTTTGTAATGCCGTCTTTTGGTTATACAAAAAATCAAACAAGAGATGAGTGTTTTAAGAATAACAAATTAAAAGTTGAGGTTTCAAGTAACCCTGCGGTGTTTAACGGATCGGTTAGATTATTTTGGGGAGCACCTAATTACGGGTATTTTGATAATACAAAAATTTCAAAACCAAATCCTGATTCATACTTAAAAGAAATATTGTCAGATAAGAAAATACAACAGAACTTTTCATTAAATGGGGATAACACAAAATACAATAAGATATCTGAAATGTTCACAACATTTGATACGGAAGTATTAGATTACTTTGAACAAGAGTTCTTGAATTTTAGTAGATCAATTTACGATTATAATACATTAGTTCCAAGTGATAAAGATGTTGAAACAGAATCTGAAAGATCATATAAGAACTTCCAATTGTTAATGAGAGAATTATTGGTTGTTGAAAAACCGTCAACTCTTAATTCTGAGGGGATGATTAATTCGGTAATTGAAAAACAAAAATCAACTTTCCAAGGAATATTAACTAATTTCTTAGAGTATAATGTTGTATTAAAGATGGGTAATCCTTCTATGTTTGATAGAAGAACATTCTTAACCTTCTCAACTAAATTCTTAATTGATCCTGTATCATACCAAGGATATAATCAAGGGACAACAGGTGGTTTACCGTCAAATGGTGGGACAATTACATTGGCCCAATCAAAAAGTGAAAACCCTGAAACATGGAAAGCGTTAGAGAAATATGTAGGGTTTTCTGAAATACCAGAATTAGTGTATTCAGACAATGGATCATATATTACTGACTTCTTTATTGATTTGAATGTTCAGTTTACTGAGAAAAATGTTAAAGATTTTGCTCCGTTGATTATGTTATATGCAACACAAAAACTTAATAATTTTGAAATCCCAACAAATAATGTTGTTATTCCAAACCCTGTTCCGACACCTGCACCAAGTCCTCAAACACCTGGTGATTTATTAACGGTTGTAACACTTAAAGATACTAAAACAATTTCGGTATATAAATTTGGGACACAAAAATATGGTGTTTATAAAGACGCAACAGGAACAATTATTTATACTGGGCCGACACAAAATGCGTTTCAATATCCTTTAAATAGTACAATAGTTGATCAAATTATTATAATTCAATATGATGCTTTAGCAACAACTCCTAATGATAATCAATTTATTATTAGTACTGTTAATATAACACCTTCACAAGTTACAACAACCACAACTACCCTTCCTATTGTTCAAAATTTAGGTAATAGTGTTGATGGTGTTAAGTTTTATGGTCTTATGGATCAATACCTTGATAAATCTGAAACTTATCTTAAAAATGTTATTTCTAATTTAATGACAGGTGTGAGAGCCGGATTACCAAGTATTACAATTGAAGGAGATAAAGGTAATAGAGCTCAACTTGAGGGAGAACAAACACGAGTTGAAATATGGGAAACATTTAAAGCATTCAATGACACATGGGTTGCAGGCGGAGACTTTAAATCAAAAACATTATTTGAAGATGTTCTATTATTTGATAGAGCAAGTAGAGATGTTGGTCAAAAAGTATATGTAGATATCTTTAAGGTTAAGGATTTAATTGAGGGATCTCTAACAAAGAATAATATGTTAGACATTATCTCAACAATACTTACGGAAAATAATTTTACTTACTTCCCATTACCCGCTTACGCTAATTTTTATAACGCACAAGATGCCGAAAAGAATCCTGTACCAAGAAGTGAAGGGTCAACTGAGTTCGCAAATTCATTTTGGGGAACGTTCTTAAATGTGGATTACAGAAACACATCACCTAAGTTCTTATGTTACTACGCAAACAAACCTAGTCAGTATGTGGACATGAAAGATAATGTTGATTATAGATTTAGAGATGACGCTTTTGATCTTAGGAGAGCAAGTGACAATCCATTAGTTGAAAACCAATCAAATAAAAAGAATTGGGATAAATCAAATAAAGTGGTTGGTTTTAATATTGATATTAGTAATCAAAATCAGCAAATATTTAAAAACTTTAGTGTTGGTCAAGATGTTGGTAAACCTACTGCGGAATCTTTGGAAATGTTAAATCAAATGGCTAACCAAAGTAGAAATAGAAGTACAGGTTCTCAAAACGTATCGTTATATAACCTTTATAGAAATAGAAGTTACGAATGTTCTGTTGATATGTTAGGTAATGCTTTAATACAACCAATGATGTATTTTAATGTGAGAAACATACCTATGTTCTCAGGACCATATATGATTACATCTGTAACACATCAAATTAGTGACGGAGATTTCAGTACAACATTTAAAGGTACAAGACAACCTTTTTATAGTTTACCTAAAATTGATAATTTTATTCAATCATTAAGTTTAAATATTATTTCTAAATTACAAGAACAAATTAAATCAAATGAAGAAAAGACAAAATTATCAAGTGATAATGTGATATTCCAAAAAAACAATGTAATTTCAAATGTAACTGGTACTGATACAATAACTAAGAATCAAGATTGTTCAGATAAAATTAATAGTGGTTATGTTGGATATACACCTTTAGATAATCCGGCAATAACACAACTTTCATATAAAGATTTTAAAAAATTACTTGAGGATAGGATTGTTGCTAGTGGTATACCAAAAGAAACTACAAGTAATGGCGTAACAACCATAAGTGATACTTTCTTAAAATTATCGGGATTTTTATTCTCGTTTATATATTTAGATTCGGCATCATCAAGTGGTTTAAAAGCGTATGAGAATAATTATAGTACAATAAATTTAACTGAAACTTATGGGGCAATACTATCAACTACTGCTAATAAAAAATTCTATTGTGTATCAAGAGGTACTAATTTGAATATACCTGTGGTGTCATTTATATCTGCAGAAAAATTTGTGGATTTTGCTATTGCTAAATTTAAAGATAAACTATCTTTAATAAAAACGGCTAGCGATGAAGAGATTGTCCAATTATATGTTACTAAGTATCCTAACACCCAACCTGATAATGTTTATACTGAAATGACAGAACAAGATAAAAATACATTAAAAAATAAAGTAAAACAGTCGGTAGATATATATAACTCATTAAATTAATTTTATTGAATAACCAGATATTTATAAATAAAACTATTATGAACACAAAATTAATATTAGACAACTACTTGGGTAAAAACACAAGAGTGTCAGAAAAAGATAAAGGTAATGGTTACAAAGAAGTTTGTGACTTAGATACTGGAGATTGTTATACACTAAGAATAAAAGACGGATTAATTGAAAGAGTTGATAACACTATGAACACATTCAAAAAAATCCAAGTTGAGACTAAATCAGGAATTAAACAATTATTAAACGGATAACCATGGCTATAGATCAAAAAATTTTAAATGAAATAAGTAGATTTAATTCTATTAACAAATACATAATGGAACAAGGTGATCCAGCTTTGGACCCTACAATTGCGCCACCTGTTGACCCCGCTGCGGCACCACCTGTTGACCCTGCTGCGGCACCTGTTGATCCTGCTGCGGCACCCGCAGACCCTAATGCAGTTGCACCGATTCCACCAGCAGCACCTATTGATATCTCAAACGATCCTGAGGTTGAAGAACTTGGTGATGAAGGTGAGGAAGAAGGAAACAAAGAGGAATTAGATGTTACTGATTTGGTTGCAAGTCAAAAAAACATGGAACAAAAACAAGAAGAATATTTTGATAACTTGTTTAGTCAATTAAAAACTCTTGAGGAAAAATTAGGTGAGATGGATAATTTAGTTACTACTATTAACAACTTAGAGGCTAAGTTTGATAAATTTAGACCAAAAACCCCACAAGAAAAATTAGAATTGAGAAGTTTGGACTCAGGGCCATTTAATCAAAAACTATCTGATTTCTTTGAAGATAAAGAACCTGATATGGAAAAATCAGGTAAAAATGAATATGTTTTAACAACTGATGATGCTACTAATTACTCTACAAATGATATTGAAACATCATTTAACAACTACGACGACGAGAACACAAATATGATGTAATACTATGAGGGGGACATCTTTGTCCCTCTCTACTTTTTTTAAAAACCTTATTGACTACACTACTTTTTATAACTATATTTTCTACGTAAACCTTTAATAAATATATATACAATGGCGACAAACAATGTTTTAGATGCGGTTTTGGCTCAGTATGAGAGTTCAAAACAAAGTGGTTCTTCTTCCACTTCAAAATTCACACAAGAAGAAAGAATGAAAAAGTATTTCGCAGCAATTCTTAAAGATAGCGAAAAACAAGGACAAAGAAAAATCCGTATTTTACCAACCACTGATGGATCATCTCCTTTTAAGGAAGTTTGGTTCCACGAAATCAATGTTGATGGTAAATGGCAGAAGTTCTATGATCCAGGAAAAAATGACAACGAACGTTCACCTTTAAATGAGGTATACGATGAGTTAATGTCAACAGGTCGTGAATCTGACAAACAATTGGCGACACAATATAAAGCTCGTAAGTTTTATATCGTAAAAGTAATTGACCGTGACCATGAAGAAGACGGAGTTAAGTTTTGGAGATTCAAACACAATTATAAACAAGAAGGAATCCTTGATAAAGTTATTCCAATTTGGAAGGCAAAAGGTGATGTGACTGACTCTGATAAAGGTCGTGACTTGATCCTTGAACTTACAAAGGCAAAGACACCAAAAGGTGCAACATATACGGTTATTCAAACTGTTATGTATGACGATCCAACACCTACACATGAAGACGCTGAACAGGCATCTACTTGGATCAACGATGAGTTGACTTGGGAGGACGTGTATTCTAAAAAACCTGTTGAATATCTTGAAGCGATTGCAAGAGGTGAAACTCCACGTTGGGACACTGACGCAGGAAAATACATTTACTCAAATAACCAAGAAGAAGAGATTTCTATGGGTGGAAGTGTAAAGTCTGAAAGTAAAAAATCTGATCCTCAATCTAACGATGAGGTGGACGAAGATTTACCATTCTAATTAAACTTTAACATAGGCACTTGGTATGACTGAGTGTCTATGTTTTTTAAAATCAAAACAAATGAGTAAAATTGCAGAAAAAATGTATGAGGCATTGTCCTTAAAATATCGCAGTGAAATTGCGGAATCCGAAGCAACATTGTTAATTTATTTAACTACACCTGTTGGTATTGGTGAACACCCACAACATCTTGAAGAGATGGATAAATTAGTAGAAAAATTCGCAAATGCTCAAGATAAACTTGAGTCATTGGAAAAAATTCGTAAGTATAATTCAACAATAACACAATAATATGGCACTTAAAAAGAATGACTTTAGTTCAGTAAAGAAGAAATTCTCAACTTCAGCAAAGTACAAACCACAGAGATTTTTTGATTTAGGTGAACCATTCTTAGATGCCGTTGGTCTACCTGGTCCTGCAATGGGACACATTAATATGTTCTTGGGTCACTCAGATACGGGAAAAACAACTGCATTGGTAAAGACTGCGGTTGATGCTCAGAAAAAAGGTATTTTACCTGTGTTTATTATCACAGAACAAAAATGGTCTTTTGATCACGCAAAACTAATGGGGTTTGAATGTGATGAGGTAGTTGATACGGAAACAGGAGAATTGGAATGGGATGGTTTTTATATCTTTAACAATAACTTTGACTACATTGAACAAATAACTGACTATATTAATAGTTTATTAGATGCACAAGAAAAAGGTGAATTAGATTATTCATTATGTATCATGTGGGATTCAGTTGGTTCTGTTCCTTGTAAGATGACTTATGAAGGTAAAGGTGGTAAACAACACAACGCATCCGTATTGGCGGATAAAATTGGAATGGGAATAAATCAACGTATTTCAGGATCTCGTAAATCAGATTCAAAATTTGAAAATACGTTAATCATTGTTAATCAACCTTGGGTTGAGTTACCTGACAATCCATTCGGACAACCTAAGATTAAAGCAAAAGGTGGTGAGGCAATTTGGTTAAACTCTTCATTGGTATTCTTATTTGGAAACCAAAAGGGAGCGGGAACAACTAAGATCACTGCAACCAAAGATAAGAGAACGGTTAAGTTCGCATCAAGAACAAAAGTATCCGTTATGAAAAATCACATTAATGGACTTGGGTTTGAAGATGGTAAGATTATCGTAACTCCACATGGATTTTTACCAGGTAAAGACACAACTGAAGAGAAGGCATCTATTGAACAATACAAAAAAGAATATGCTGAGTATTGGAAAGATGTGATTGGAGTTGATGGTGAGTTTGATTTAAGAGCGGAAAGAGAAGAAGCAGAGTAAGAACCTTTGGTAAAAAATATAATGACCAAAACACTTTTAGTTGACGGTAACAACTTATTAAAAATCGGATTTCACGGAGTTAAGGACTTCTACAATAAAGGAGAACACGTAGGTGGTATTTGGCACTTTCTAAATACCCTACGTCGTTTTTTAGAGGATTCTAACTATAATAAAGTAGTTGTATTTTGGGATAGTAAAACTAGTTCATCTGAACGAAGATTATTATACCCAAAATATAAACTAAATCGTAAACCTTCGGCAACCGAACAAAAGGAAGAATCTTTCTCAACTCAAAAACAAAGGGTTAAACAATACCTTGAGGAGATGTTTGTAAGACAATTAGAGCTAGATCAGGCGGAAGCTGATGATCTTATTGCCTACTATTGTCAAATATCATTAGATGAAGAGAAAACGATATTTTCAGGTGACAGAGACCTTACACAATTAATATCTGATAAAGTAACAATTTATTCCCCAAACACAAAACAATACTATAAGTTAGGTGATAAGATTAAGATAGATAATATTGAAATCCCACACTATAATATTAAAACTTATAAGATATTAGCCGGTGATGGTGGGGATAACATTGATGGTATCTATTATTTAGGGGAGAAGACATTTGTAAAATTATTTCCTGAAATACTTGATTCAGAGGTTTCTTTTACCGATATTTTAACAAAGGGTGAGGAATTACTAAAAGAACAAAAAGAGAATGTTGTTTTAAAAAATTTACTCAGTGGAAAGACCAAAGAAGGTATTTTCGGTGATGAATTTTTTGTGATCAATAAAAAACTCGTAGATCTATCAGAACCTTTGATTAACGAAGAAGGTAAAGAGACGGTTAGATTATACTACTCAGAGTCAATGGACCCTGATGGTAGAGGACATAGGAATCTAATTAGGATGATGATGGACGACGGGTTTTTCAAGTATCTACCAAAAGGGGACGAAGCTTGGGTCAATTTTTTAAAACCATTCTTAAAATTATCAAGAAAAGAAAAAACAAAGTTTAGAAACAAAAAGTAAAAACAAAAACAAGATGAGAGATCAAGATGTAACGAAAGTTGAATTTCTATTAATGTGTAACGATAACATTGTAGTACAACGTTTTTTTAATGTTAAGGGATTCAACAAAAACGCCCATAAATCTGAAGAGTTTTACGACCATATGAATAGTCTATGTCGTGAATTTCAATATGATTTGAAAATGCGTTCAGTAGTCTATATGTTAGACAACAAATACGAAATTTCTGAGAATCCAGAGATTTTAAACACGTCAATTACTGACGGGGAAGAGAATTTTAACATTTTTATTAAGCTTGGGGACATGACAATTTGTCATAGAAGGTTTGATGCTAAGGTGTACCCACCAAAGGTAAGATACACCGTAGACCTACGTCCGAAGTTAAAAGGTATCTTAAACGGCCTGACTGACATTTTTTCAGGTAAAAATTTTAATTATTTCCGTCCCGAATTTATCCAAAACTAATAGTATTTATCTTTACTAACAGAAGGAAAATTATGGCGACAAACAAAAATTTTGAGTATCTAGGAAACACATTCCAATTACAATTACTTAATCAAATTATATTAGATAAAGAATTTTCACATTCAATTATTGATGTGATTGAGAACAATTATTTTGAAAACAAATACTTCAAAATAATAATTCAAATGATAAGAGAGTATTATACAAAATACGATCACACACCATCATTTGAGACATTAGAACAGATCACTAAATCTGAACTACAACAAGAGATTGCATCCAAAATAGTGTTGGATACAATTAAGAAAATTAAAGACGCACCTGTTGATGGCGTAGGTTTCGTACAGGAAAAAGCGTTAAAGTTCTGTAAACAACAAGAACTACAAAAGGTTATGGGTAAGGCTCAAAAAATCATTGATGGAGGTGAATTTGAGAACTATGACGCTCTTGAAGAGATGGTTAGAGGAGCATTACAAGTCGGAGCAAAAGATACAAGTGCGATGGATGTATTCTCTAACATGGATCAAGTCCTTGACGATGATTACAGACACCCTATTCCAATGGGAATACCTGGTATTGATAAACTACTAAAGGGTGGTTTGGCTAAAGGTGAAATTGGTGTTATATTAGCACCAACGGGGGTTGGTAAGTCTACAATCTTAACTAAAATTGCTAACCACGCATTCAACTTAGGAAATAACGTACTTCAGATCTTTTTTGAGGACAATCCTAAGGTAATTCAAAGAAAACACTACACACTTTGGACTAAGATTCATCCTGACGAATTGTCAGAAAAAAGAGAAGAAGTTATTCAAAAAGTTAGGGAAATTGAGGATTCAATGCCTAACAAGTTAATTATGAATAAATTACCGTCTGATACTGTAACCATGTCACAAATTAAGAATCAAATTAGAAAGATGGTTGCTGATGGTAATAAGATTGATATGGTATTACTTGATTACATTGACTGTGTGGTTCCTGACAAGAATTTAGGTGATGAATGGAAGAGTGAGGGGTCTGTAATGAGAGCATTTGAGGCTATGTGTCACGAAATGGATTTAGTTGGGTGGACTGCAACACAGGGTAATAGAAACTCTATTTCTTCTGAGGTTGTAACAACTGATCAAATGGGAGGATCTATTAAAAAGGCTCAAGTTGGTCACGTTATCATTACGGTAGCGAAAACACTACAACAAAAAGAGATGAAATTGGCGACAATCGCAATCACAAAATCAAGGGTCGGTGATGACGGAGTTGTATTTGAGAATTGTAAATTTGATAATGCAATGTTGGACATTGACACCGAGAGTTCTATGACTTTCTTAGGTATTGAAGAACAAAAAGAAGAAAGACAACGACTAAGAGTCAAAGAGTTGTTACAGAAAAGACAAGAAAGACAAAAAGAAGAAACAAACAATAATTAATTTAAAAAGAAAGATGGAAAAGATATTAAAGGAAAACCCTAATAGGTTTGTTATCTTCCCGATAGAGCACAACGACATTTGGGAATATTATAAAATGCATCAGGCGGCGTTTTGGACGGCTGAAGAAGTAGATTTAACTAATGACATTCGTGATTGGGAAAAATTAACAGATAATGAAAAGTTCTTTGTTAAGAACGTATTATCATTTTTTGCCGCTTCTGATGGAATTGTAAATGAAAATTTAGCGGAAAACTTCTATCGTGAAGTACAATATCCTGAGGCTAAGTTTTTCTACGGATTTCAGTTAGCAATGGAGAATATCCACTCATTGATGTATTCGTTATTGATAGATACGTATATCAGTAATCCTAAAGAGAAAGATGAGTGTTTTAACGCTATTGAAAACTTACCAGCCGTTAAGAAAAAGGCTACTTGGGCTCTTAATTGGATTGAGAACGCATCTTTCCAAGAAAGATTAATTGCATTCGCAGCGGTTGAAGGTATATTCTTTTCAGGGTCATTCTGTTCAATCTTTTGGATGAAATCAAGAGGTATTATGCAAGGATTATGTAACGCAAATTCATTGATCTTTAAAGATGAAAACTTACATTGTGATTTTGCAATTCACTTATTGAATAACCATTGTCAAGAAAAACCATCTGAAAAAAGAATTAAAGAGATTTTGTTATCAGCTTTAGAGATTGAAAAAGAATTCATTACTGAGTCATTACCGGTATCATTGATTGGAATGAACTCAAACTTGATGAAACAATATTTGGAGTTTGTTGTTGATGGTCTTTTAGTTAAATTTGGATGTAGTAAAGAATTTAACGTTGAACAACCATTTAAATTCATGGAACAAATAGCGGTTGAAACAAAAGGTAATTTCTTTGAGTCAAGAACAATGGAATACCAAAAAGCAAAATTGAATGAAACGATTACGTTTGAAGAAGATTTTTAAATATTAAAAAAATATGATGTCACTTAAAATATTAAAAAGAGATGGGGATAATGTAACGTTTAACCCACAAAAAATTTACAATCGTGTTAAACGATCGGCAAAAGGTTTGAATGTTAATTCAGACGAGATCTTTATAAAGGTTATTACTTCAGTACCAACTGAGGGTGAAATAACGACAAAAGAATTAGATAAACTTATTTATGAAATTGCAGCATCTTATACCGGTAGTCACCACGATTACTCAAGATTAGCGTCTTCAGTAGCAATTTCTTCTTACCATAAAGAAACTAATCCAAGTTTTTCTGAGACAATGGTGGATTTACATTCATACGGAATTATAAATGACGGGTTAATGGAAACAATTCAAAAGTATGGCGAGGATTTAATTGATGAGGTAATTAACCATGATAATGACTACAATTTTGATTACTTCGCTTGGAGATCTTTACAGGAAATGTACTTGTTAAAAAGACCTGATGGTGTTGTTGTTGAAAGACCACAACATATGTATATGAGAGTTGCATTATGGGTTACGGATAACTTTAAAGATGCCGTTGAGTACTACAAATCACTATCAAATCAACTTATTTCTAAGGCAACACCAATTATGATTAATGCGGGTACAAAGGTACCTCAATTGGCTTCATGTGTGTTACATTATAATAATTCAGATTCAAGAAATGGTTTATTAAATACATTAACTGATATATCAACCTATTCTTCAGACGCTGCAGGGATTGGATTATCAATGTCTAACATTAGAAGTAAGGAAAGTAGAATTTCAAGTTCAGGTGGTTATGCAGGTGGTTTATTGAAGTATCTTAAAATCGTTAACGAATCTTTACGTTTCTTTAACCAACAAGGACGTAGACCTGGATCTGCAGCAATTTATCTTGAACCTTGGCATAAAGATATATTTGATTTATTGGACATTAAAAAGAATACAGGAGCTGAGGAATTACGAGCACGTGATTTATTCACCGCACTTTGGATTCCTGATAATTTCATGAGAGCGGTAAAAAACAATACTGAATGGTATTTGTTCTGTCCTAATGATATTATCACTGCAGGTATTAAACCATTACAGGAATCTTTTGGTGATGAGTATGAGGAGAATTACAATAAGGCGGTTTCTTTAGGTTTGGGTAAAAAAGTTAAAGCTCAAGACATTTGGTCAAAAATTATTGAATCACAAATTGAAACGGGGATTCCTTATTTATGTTCTAAGGATAGTGCAAACAAAAAAACAAATCACCAAAACATTGGTGTAATTAAACAATCTAACCTTTGTAATGAGATTTATCAGTACACAGATGAAGAAACTACTGCTATATGTACGTTATCATCAATTGTTCTTAAAAACTTCATCAATGGAGGTAAGTTTGATTTTGAGTTGTTGTATAACGAAGTAAGAAAAGTTGTTAGAACTTTAAATAAAGTTGTAAACATCAATAATTACTCTACTGAAAAAGGACGTAAGGGTGGATTATATCAAAGAGCAATTGCAATTGGAACACAAGGACTAGCTGACGTATTCTATTTGATGGATTATATTTTCACGTCGGAAGAAGCTTGTAACTTAAACAAAGAAATCTTTGAAACAATTTACTTCGCGGCGATCACCGAAAGTAATAAATTGTGTGAGGGTGGTAAGTATGAACCATATGCTTACTTTAAAGGGTCACCAATGTCACAAGGAATATTCCAGTTTGATATGTGGGGATTGAAAGAAGATGATTTATCGGGAAGATGGGATTGGAGAACACTAAAAGAAAATGTTAGTAAGTATGGAGTTTGTAACTCTTTATTCACGGCTCAAATGCCTGTAGCGTCTTCTGCAAAGATTACAGGTTCATATGAAATGACTGAACCTGCTCACTCAGCAATCTTTAACAGACGTGTTGTAGGTGGAGAAATTATGATTGTTAACAAGTATTTGATTAGTGATTTTGAAAAGATTGGAATTTGGTCTGAAGATTTAAAAAATGAAATTATTATGAATGACGGATCAATCCAAAATATTAATTTTAATAATTACTTAGATCCTGAAGACAAACATTATAATAAGAAAGTTAAAAGAATTGAGCATTTGATTCCTAAATACAAAACAATTTGGGAGATATCACAAAAAGAACTCATCAACATGGCGGCAGACAGAGCACCGTTTATTGACCAATCACAATCAATGAACATTTATATGTCAAATCCATCATTATCTAAGATTACCTCGTCACACTTCCACTCTTGGGAGAAAGGATTGAAAACACTTTGTTATTATGTAAGAACTAAAGCGATTTCAACAGGGGCAAAACACTTGGCGTTGGACATGACAAAAAAAGAACCTGTTAAAAAAGTTGAAACTCCAAAAGTAGATTTTTCTAATATGAATTTACCTTCAAAACCTGATAGTTCAGAGTTTGAATGTTTCGGATGTTCATCTTAGGATGAATCGTGTATCATGATGGGAAATCACGGCTTAGGTCGTGATTTTTTATTTTATATGTATTTATTCAAAACACATAGATACTATATTTATTAGATATGGCAAATGGAATAACATATGGGATAAATTTTCCTTTTAGAGAATCTTACATTGGTAAATATTTAGATGTTTCTGATAGTACTGATGAAGAAGTTAGAAGTAATTTAATTCATTTATTGTTAACTAGAAAAGGGTATAGATATTATCTTCCTGATTTTGGAACAAGATTGTATGAGTATATTTTTGAACCTCTTGATGGTCCTACATTTAGTGAAATTGAGGGTGAAATTAGAGACTCAGTTGAGAAATATATGCCGGGGGTACAAATAACTAATATATCAATTACCGACGCTTCTTTAGGTGAAGAAGATAAGGGTACTTTTATTAATCCTGATGGGGAAAGAGAATTTAAAGTACAAGGTATAAGTGAAAAAGAACATACCGCAAAAATTAAAATAGATTATAAGGTAACAAATCAAGCCTTTGAAAGTAGTGATTTTGTAATTATCAATATTTAATAGTATATGGCTGAGAAAAAAATATCCTACACAACCAGAGATTTTCAGGGAATAAGAACTGAGTTAATAAACTTTACACGAACTTATTATCCTGATTTGGTACAAAACTTTAACGACGCTGGGGTTTTCTCAGTAATGTTAGATCTAAATGCTGCCGTTACAGATAACCTACAATTCAATATTGACAGAAGTATCCAAGAAACGGTATTACAATACGCTCAACAAAAATCTTCAGTATATAATATCGCTAAGACTTACGGGTTAAAAATACCGGGTCAAAGACCTTCAGTGGCATTAGTTGATTTTTCAATAACGGTACCTGCATTTGGTGATAGAGAAGATTTAAGATATTGTGGAATCCTAAGAAGAGGATCTCAAGTAAATGGTGCAGGACAACCATTTGAAACGGTTTACGACATTGATTTTGCATCTGCAATTAATGCGGAGGGAACTTTAAATAGATTAAAAACTCCTAACTTTGATGCTAATGGTAAATTATTAAACTATACTATTACAAAAAGGGAAGTTGTTGTTAATGGATTTACAAAAGTATTCAAAAGAGTTATAACTCCAAATGATGTTAAACCATTCTTTGAATTATTTTTACCTGAAAAAAATGTTTTAGGAATTACAAGTGTTATTTTAAAAGATGGTACACAATATAACACAATACCAAACCCACAAGAATTTTTAGGTTTAGAAAATAGATGGTATGAAGTTAAGGCACTTGCTGAAGACAGAGTATTCATTGAGGACCCAACTAAAGTTTCTGACCAACCTGGTACAAAGGTTGGTAAATATATTTTAACCAATACTAAATTCACATCTGAATACACACCTGAAGGTTATTTGAAAATGACATTTGGTGGTGGTAATGTTTCTGCGGAAGAACAACTTAGAGATTTTGCAAGAACAGGAAAAGGATTTGATTTAAACAAATATTCAAATAACTTAGCATTAGGGGCGGCATTGAAATCAAACTCAACATTGTTCATTCAATATAGAGTTGGTGGTGGTCAAGCAACTAACTTAGGTATTAATGTTATCAATCAAATTGGAACGGTTTCATTCTTTGTTAATGGTCCTTCAGAAAGTATTAACAGATCTGTAATCAATACGTTAAAATGTAATAATGTTACTGCGGCAATTGGAGGGGCAAACGCACCGACACTTGAAGAGGTTAGAAACTTAGTTTCATATAACTTCTCGGCACAAAACAGAGCGGTAACTATAAATGACTACGAATCTATCATTAGAACAATGCCATCTCAGTTCGGGGCACCTGCAAAAGTTGCGATTACGGAAGAGAATAATATGATTAAGATAAAAATGTTATCTTACGATACAAGTGGTAATTTAACCGACACTGTTTCTAATACATTAAAAACTAATGTCGCAAATTACCTTTCTAACTATAGAATGATTAATGATTATATTTCAATTGAAAGTGCAAACCCAATTGACTTGGCAGTTAACGTTGATGTTGTGTTGGATGCTAGTCAAAACCAAGGCGCGATTGTATCTAAAATAATTGATATTATAACGACATACTTTAGTCCTACAACAAGACAATTAGGTCAAAATGTTGTGGTATCTGAATTAAGAAGACTAATCCAAGCTGAAAATGGGGTTGTAAGTATTTCTGATATGGAATTCTTTAATAAGGTTGGAGGTCAGTATTCTTCAAATCAAACATCTCAAAAATATTCAGATCCGGCAACTAAACAAATCCAATTAATTGCCGATACAATTTTTGCTGAACCTACTCAAATTTATCAAATTAGATACCCAAACAAAGACATTAATGTAAGGGTTATCAATTTAAGTACGGTTAATTTCTCCTGATAATTTATTTTTTTTTAATTAGAACTACTTTTTGAAAATAGGAACTAAACTATTTATCAAAAAAAGACTTTAATGCCAAAATCATATAGAATAAGGACACAAGTAGGTGTTGACAAATATATCAACGTAAAGTTAGATCAAGATTTTGATTTCTTAGAAATACTATCTTTAAAAATTAATCAATCAGACCTTTATACAAAGGTGTGTTCTGACTATGGAGTTGTGGTTGGTAGAGTTGTAGTTAATGGTGGATTTGGTCTACCTAATGCAAAAGTTTCAATATTCATACCTCTAACACCTGAGGATGAATTAAATCCTACTATTTCTGAGTTATATCCTTATAAAACATTATCAGATAATAATGAGGCGGGTTATAGATATAACCTTTTACCACATGACCCGTCATATAGTGTTCATTCAGCAACAGGTACTTTCCCAAATAGAGAAGAAGTTTTAATAGATCAGACATATATTGAGGTTTACGACAAGTATTATAAGTACACGGTTAAAACCAATGATAGTGGAGATTACATGATTTTTGGTGTTCCAATCGGAACTCAAAATGTTTTTATGGATGTTGATTTATCTGATATTGGATGTTTTTCTTTAACACCACAAGATTTGATTAATGCGGGACAAGCAACAGAAACTCAAGTTAATGGGTCAACATTTAAAAAATCAACAAATCTAAGTGAATTACCACAGATTAAGACATTAAATAAGAATGTTGATATTTCACCACTTTGGGGTCAAGAAGACATTTGTCAAATAGGTATAACGAGAGTTGATTTTGACTTAACTAATGAAGCGAATGTGACCATTAGACCTAACGCTATATTGATGGGGTCTATAATATCCACAACAAATGAGGATGCACTTAAAACAAGTTGTAAACCAAAAAATAATACAGGTAATTTATGTGAGTTAATTGCGGGACCTGGCCAAATATTATCTATTAGACAAACAATTTATCCTGATAAAAATAATTTCCCTGTTCTTGAAGAACATAAGTTTGAACAAGATGGAAAGATTATAGATGGGGATGGTTCATTTTTGGCGAATGTACCAATGAATTTGGATTACATAATTACTAATGAATTTGGTGAACAAGTTATATCAAATGACCCAACAAAAGGAATACCAACAAAAGGTAGATATCGTTTTAAATTCAAATGGAATAATGAAGGTGGGTTACAGAATGAGTTTCAAAGAGCAAATTTCTTAGTACCTAATATTAAAGAACACGGATGGGTATCAAGTTCAACGGATCCTTTTGATCCAAACTCAACTACACCGTTTTCTATTATAATGCTATCAACATTTCCCGTTAATCCACCACAATACACTGGATCAACAACGGCAGCGTCAAATGGGGGTCTTTTATTTGAGGACTCTGTTAATAGTAAAAACTTTACAATTTATATTGATGATGGTAGTGGTCCACAACCATATTATGGTGATATAAGTGTGATACCTGTAAATGCGGGTGATATTGTTTTAGCGGTTTCAGAACCAATAGATAACACTCAACAACAAGAAGTTAATTTTACTTTTTATCCTCAGAATTATTTTGACTTATTAAGATCGTATAGTTTTAGTTTAGATTGGGATGATTATGTGGATCCTCTATCTGCAATCAATTGTGAAGATACGTTCTATGAAATGAACTACAATAAAGTTTATACGACGGCAATGTTCCTTGATAGATACAAAAATGGTGTGTCAAGGGCAAGACATTTGGGTATTAAAGAAATTGATAACAGAACTTGTAAGTCAACGGTAAATACGTTTCCATCTAATGATATTATTAGAAATTTTGATATCATATTTTTTATATTTAACATACTAATTAACGTTTTAACGTTTCCTTTATTAGTATTACTATTTGTTGCTCACTTCATAGCGTGGGCATGGCCTGTTTTAAAGTACTTATTAATCGTTTTAGGGATATATTTCGCGTATGACGCAATAAGGGATATGATCGATTGGATTAACTCCTTAATTGAGGTATTTGCATTTGCACCATTAGGTGGTCCTGTAATTAATTTTGGTTTGATTTTAAGAATAGCGGCACAAGCACTATCTTTCATATTTAGATTAGCCTTATCAATCGCGTTCATTATATTTACGGTTAAATTCTTACTTAAAATTAAGAATTTTCCAAGGATAGGATTACCAATGATATCTTATCCTGAGTGTACAAGTTGTGATTGTGATTGTGGTCCTGCAACTTTAGAGGATGATATTGATGCTAATTCAGTAAATGATCAAATAGCGGCTCAACAATCAAATGATGGTGTTAATGTTTATCTTGGACAAGCGAATGGGTTTTTGGCTCCTGTTAATGTTCCTGGTTCATATGATGTTATTCATCCTAATAATCAAAATAATCCAATTGAGGATCAAGAAGATTTAAAGAAAGGTCCATTTTGGAATGGAGCTTGTCTTGATGGAGTAACCGATTCTTGTGACGGTGATTGTAAAGTACCATCATTAATTACCGCAGCAATGAATCAAGATATAACTCCTGAAGTTGCGGCAAGAGGTATAATAGACTATCAAAGGATGTTTTCAGGTTACGATATTATACAATCATCGGGAACGGTAGGTGATGATATTATTTATGGTGATGAATTTGCGTTGTATCACGCTCCACAACCATTCCTATTTGCCGCTTGGGATGATGGGGGAAGAGACCCAAGAGACTGGGGGTTCCCAACAAAAGAGACTTTTCCTCAAAAATTAAATGAATTTAATGTAAGAAAAAAATATTTTGATGGAGTTAATAAAATTAAAACTTATGTTAACGAATCTTTAGGTAGTGAACCTTTTGAGGATCAAATTGTGGTTGTTTTAGCCAACCCAGGAACAAAAGATCAAATGCAAGTTGGAAAACCTATAAGTTTTAACAATCCTTTAACGTCAAATGGTTATGTTAATATCACGGGTGGAACATTAAATGAATTTGGTAATAATGCAATTACAGGTACAACAACAACAGGAACAACATCAATAGTTGTTGAATGGGCTGACCCATCAAACATCAATAACCCAAATCCTAACCAATCAAATGTTATTATTACTCAACCTGTGATTTCAAATGTTCCATCATCAACCGCTGGTGATGAAGTTGGATACTTACAATACCCCACAGATGTGGAATATTATCAAATGATAACGGGTATGACCGTAATCAATTTCTTGGCGTTATGTGGGTCTAGCTCAGGTACTTTCCCAACGAGTGCATTTTTAAGACATAGAATAGAATTTGTATATTGTTGTGACGGTAGTTATAATACTTATGATGCTGGACAAGCTTTAGGACAAATGACAAACTATGAAAATTTTGAAATTATTATTTTAAACAGAGGGGTTGACGTTCATACTGCACCACAAAAAATAAAATACGATTTATCAAGAATATTTGGTAAATCATATGGTAATGTTATTACTGATGAGGGTGATTTTTATTTAAATGTACCTATACAACCAACAGGATTAAAACCTGCAACTCATAACACATCTACAAACTCGGCAACTAATCTTTATTTTCCATCATATAACTTTAACATAGGACCTGCGGATGGTTCTAACCCTAATTACACTGCTTTTACTTCGGATTATCCTTATTATTATTTATCTACAGATGATCTTAGTGTAGTTGCCGATTACCAACCCTATACTTCATGGCAATTTATTGGGTCTTCTTCATTAACTAGTACTCCAAGAACAATATTATCAAATAATGATTACACATTACCAAGACAACAAAGTGATTATATTGGTGGTGGGACATTTATAGCCTCTATAAGTAACGGTTCATATCCAAATTGTGATAATGATAGTCATAATGGAGTTACTCCTAATGATGGAGATGCCGCTAAAGGAGAAATAGGAGTGCCTCCACCTCAATTAAATGCGTTGTATTCTCCTGCATATTATAGATATGGTTTACCTGGAGTTAATTTTAATGATAAAACTAAGATGGTTATGAGAAGTGACCGTTTACCAACATCTACAAAAACTGAAGATGGCCCTGGATCTTATAAAACTGGTTATGCGTTACACCAAAATAATAATTTCACATTCTATACTGCTGATGGAACTGCCTCAACATCTGGAACAAATTTAGAGTCTGATTTGGCTTCAGGTAACCAACTTGATTTACCTGATAATATTGGATCAATTACATCTACGTTAACTTGTGATAATATGGTTTCGTTACAATGTTATCAAGGTTCGGGTAATGACGTGACAGTTATACCTCCTGATCAGTGTATTGTACCTGAAAATAGAGTTAAAAAAGGATGTTATTGTTTATTAAATAAAAAGTACCTTACAGAATATGATGAAGACGTAAAACTATTCTTAGAGTGGAAAACAAGGTTTACAATTACCTTTGCTGCTTGTCGTGGAGTGTTTGCTCAGGTCTTCCAAAACAATTGGATAAACGGAGTTTTATATATGTATGCGTTCAATAAAACATCAACATATACAATACAAGATCCTAATACTCCTACTTATAATTATTGTGATGATGTAATCATTTTTAATGAATTAAATAATGGGTTTTATTATAGATCGTCACCATGGAAAGAAAGTTCACAACAATTTATTGGTAAAAATAAACCTTTGATTAATCCAAATTGGCCATCATCAATAGTTAATGGATATCCAGGGTTAGGTTATAATGAAAAACAAATTCAATTCCCAACAACAATTGCGGATTTAGGACCAAGAGATCAATTCATTACTGAAATATGTAATAACTCAAATTTTAATGGTTATTTGGTTGATCAAGTCAAATCAACCTCATATCAAGATACGTCTGATTTAATACAGGTTGGATTTTTATCAAGATTACTAAATGATACGTTTAGACAGGCTATATTACCTATATCAAGTGGTGGGGGTAATACGGAAGGAAAAGGTATAATCCAATTCTTTAATAGTGGTAGAAAAGGAGATAGAATTGATGGTGATTTTGCTCAAGCTCTATCAATAAATTCTGAATGGAAAATGAATCCGTTTATATTTGAAAATTACCCTAACCCAGATTCAATTTATTTTGGAAATGACAATCAGTCTCCTGCAAGACCTGTTTTTGGAATTTTATTTGAAACTCCAACCGAGGAGTATAAATATAGAAGAAGGTTTACTCCTGGTGTTGAAACATATAGTCAATCACCATTAATACAAGATTATTATGGGTATCCAAAAACTCAAGATGTACCACATTATCAATGGATAATAGATTCATCACCAAATATATTTGGTTCTGAAAATAATAATTGGTATACGGGTGGTCCTCAATTTTTCCATAAGGGATATCAAAATTTGGATTTCAATGTTGATCCATATTTCCAATCTTCAACAACTAAATTGGGTATGATAACTAATTTTGATGTTAGTGGACAACCATTACCAACACCACAAGTATCGTCACAAGTTATAGTTGGGGCACCATTCCATTTTTATTTTGGATTAAATAATGGTAAAACCGCAATTGATAAATTTGTTAAATTATATGTAAATAACGAGGGATAAGATGATAGATAACTCAACAAATATTGTATTAGGAAGTTTAAGGTATAAGGGATCAAGTGATACTAATCTTTTTATCAACGTCCCATTGGAACAAACGGAAAAAGAAATTGTTGAATTTGACAGAAATGTTGATTTAAGTTTACAAAAAGTTTTTGACGATGAAAGACAATTATCTACAATTTTCAGACCTGTCACTAAATACACATTCATATTTAAAAATGAATATACGGGGTCAACAAACTATGTACCATATAGAAATAATTTATATTACACAAATGAGTTAAGTAATGCAATTTCTTACGCAACAAATCCGAATACATCTTGGGATGGTTATCCTCAGTATTGTGAATTTGATTTTATTAGAGTTGATAATGATGTGGTAGGTTATACAAAACCACCAAATAATCATATAACATTTATTAATAAAAGTGCTTCCACATATAATTGGACACATTATATGAGTTATGGTTATAGTAACGATTATACTAAACCATTATTTGCGATTGATAGTGAGACTAATGTATCTTGGTTTTGGTCGGCATCAGATGGTATACCATTTACAATAACATCAGGTAGTGATGATAATGGTAATTATATTAATTTTAAATGTCCTGTGAAACATGGGTTATTAACGGGAGAGTTTGTTGAATTTCCATTTGATTACAATGGGGAGAACATTTTCCAAGTTAATGGACTTGGCGATTCAGGGTTCGGTAGTGAGGCATATATCTTTAAAATTTATAATGTTGGATTTACAGGTACCACGTTTCAAAACGGAATCACAAGTACATTTAGAAGAATAATAAATAAAAGTAATAGTGGGGAGACCAGATCAGAATATTATGTGAGGGTACATAAAATATTAACAAATTCTGATTGTGCTATATTAATAAAGTCGGGATTTGAACAAAACATATTTGAGTCAAAATCAAAATTTGAAAAAGATGTTTTAAGTCCTAATAATGTGAATAGAACCTCAATTAAAGAAGGTAATCAATCATATACTTTATCGTTTAATTGTGATATTGATATTAGACCGTTACGTGATAATCAAAATAGACCTATATCTGAATTATTTTTTACTACGATATGGAAAGGTTATTTTGGATGGACTAAAGGTATGAAACAAGGGTGGGGATTTAACCAACCTTTAGATAATGGGTTACCAAATTCATGGTGGGATCAAGGTAATTTCTTATCAAATACAAGTATTACTCAAGGTCAATATAATTCCAATACTTTACCACCTGTTGGACCATTTTACTATAATAATGATTTAATAACTGGTGATACAATTGATGGTGATTTTTGTGAATGGAATGATTTTGACCAAAATGAAAGAGTAATATCAAGATATGTTCACAAAATAGTTTATAACGATTTAAAGTTTAATATAGTAACGGACGCTCAACCAACAAATGAGTTTGGTTACTACTATAACCCACATAACCCAATTGTAATTAGAAGATATTCCGATTATATTGAAGAGGCGGATAGTAATTTAATTTTAGATATTCCCGATTATTCATTTTACTCTAACCTATCAAATAGTTTTAGATGGAGAGATTTATATACTTATGGTTATATAGATAATAATGGTATTGGGGTTAATTATCCATTTATGAATGGGAAACATTACCCATTTGTCAATACGATTTTTAGATTAACTCCTGAAGGTATAGGTGTACAAAACATAAACAATATTGCAGAACCTATAATAGATGAGTGTGAATAAAATTAAAATATTAAGACCAATTAATGATCAGTATGTAGATATTCCTATTGAAATGAAATGGGATTTTACGGGTAGAGATGATAGTATTTTGGAATATCAAGATGAGATGGTGAAAGAAATTGTGGGTTCACCAAATGATTTTGAAATAAGTCGTTTCTCAAATAATTCAGATCAAAATGGTAATACTGACATTAATTATGAATTTTATTTTTATGATAATGTATTACCTATAACTGCAAATACTGTCACTCAGTCAAATTGGGGTATATCTTATATAAATGAAGGTTTTACTAATGAGGAGGTTTATTATTACACCAAACCTTTTACCAAATCATTCTTTAAGTTGGACTTTTATGACACGACAGATGAGAAGACTCAACAGATTTATTTTACGATAATTCTACCTGTACAACAAGGTGATTTTATGAGTGTTAGTTTAAATGCTTTATTACCAAATGTTGACATTAGAAAACCAAAATTCAAGTTGGACTATATTGGAGATAAAGAAGGGTTTTTTATCTATTGGTTAAGAGAACGAGATTTTTATGATATTAGTGAATTTTATATGTCGGGTAAATTCTTTGATGCAAAGTTAGGTGTCTACGCGATAATGACCAATACACCACAACCAATAATCACTCCCAATAAATTTAATTTTTTACCTGAAGACTATTTTTATTACAAAGTAAACTTAGATTATAATAACAAGACATACGAGGTATCATCCACTTCAACCACATTACGTGTTGGAAATGTGTTGACACCAATAAAATGGTATGAATATGTAAACCCATAATGGAAGAACAAAAATATTACTTTAAAATATCTCCTGAAAATGTTTTCGGGGACCTTAGATTAGTTCAATATACTGGTGGTACTGATGTGTATGATACTACCGATCCTTGTTGTCCTATATTGACAGGTGAAACAACTGTCACGGGTGTTGATTATATCGGAGTTTATACTGGTATGTCTTATGTGTTATCAGGAGGAACAAATGGGGACTCGTTATTAACGGGATTAACAATACCTATTATGATTACTCAAACCGCAGTTGATATGGGGTATTATTCTGTATTTGACGGTGCGGTTTTACAAAAAGATGTTATTAATAATTTCTTGTTTTCAGCAACAACAGGTAGTCCATACACTTACTATTTCTACAATACATCGGATACTGAATTAATTAAATTTTTGTCGTTGGTAACATATGTTGTGGATTGGGGAGATGGATCACCAACTGTAACATTAACAAATACGTCACCAATATCACATAACTACCCAACATCTAATAGTGAGTATCAAATCACTATGACCGCTACATCACCATGGGGTATATCAAAAATAACAAAAACTATTACGACACCATTTGATGATGTTATAATATCAAACCCTAATGGTATTGCTACATTTACACCTGCGGGTGGTAATTGGAGTGCAACCTCATTCAATTATGATTATATCTTTAGTGGGGATTCAAATACGGACATAAATGATTTCTTTAGTTACAATTACACTACCATACCATTCTTAATAACAGGATATACCGAATCAACAATAAATGATTTGGCTCAGTATGGTCCAAAAAGTAATCTTTATGGTGGTAAATTTAAAATAGGTGTACAGGTAACAGGTACTACAGGTAGTGTCGGTACCGTATGGGGACCTGACCCAGATGGGTTGTATATTGCTTACACAGTAAATCAAATTGATTATTTTGATTATGAGGACTTTACTCTTTTTATGGTTTATTCATCTGGGTTAACAGAAAATGATATTATAATGACAGGTTTAACTAAAAATGAAGCCTTAATAAATGTTATTGATCAACCTGAAGTGCAGACAGATATTTTTATTGAAAGAGGTAAAAACTCGGCGTTAGAATATATTGATAGACTTGGTGAAGTTGATAATGTTGGGGATTTGGAAAAATACGGATATGGATTTTTTAATGTCAAAAAAGATCTTAGTTAAGTATTTATTAGATGAGTAAAAATAAACTAAAAATAAATTAAATTCTTGTGGCTACAGGTAATTACGGAACAATAAGAAGTGCGGACGTTAGTCCTGATGATGTAGAGATCATCTTGAATTATACGCCATCAAGGGATCAAACGGATAATTTTATTTTAACAAAATTAGATGCTAAATCTATTTTGCGACCATATTTTCATAATTCGGCAACAGGAGGTAATGCAAATGTTGAGATTTTAGGTGGTTTATATAACCTAAAATTACCGGCAGATCAATTTAATAAATTAGGTATATACACATTGTATATTAGACCTGCTGAAATTAGAACTAAAATAACAGATTGTGGTGTTTTATCTTCATTACCTAATGTAAAAGGTATTGTAATAGATTTGAATAATGTTCCATCACAATATAGAAATAAGTTTGTTAATCAAGGTTTAATTGGTTTTAGAGTTGAATATTTAAATTCAGATGGGACTAAAATACCTAACTTTTTTAGAATTGTAACCTCATCATTTTATTGTGAACCAGTTGTTCAGAATTTAACAAATACATCACAAAAGGCGATTAGATATAGATATGTTGAAAGTTCATCAAACTTACTTTTTTGTACCCTTTCACCATCTTCTTCACCTACTAACAAGCCAAATGCAACGCCTTTTATCGGTCAACCTGATCAAAATGTTGTTATAACAAATACATTCTTTAATCCTATAACAACTGAAGTTGAGATAGTAGAACATGACATATCAACATTGGCAATTGCTCTTTATGGTAACCAAACCAAATCTATTGATGATGGAATTTACACAATCTATGATAGTGCTAATAACATTTACAAACAATACAATTTATTTGAAGTACGTGATCAATTTAATGAGTTATTATATGAGGTTAGACAAGATAGAAATAATAACATTGATTTTAGCAAAAGTTTTAACAATATAGTATAACGATGGCGGTAACAAAATATACGTGTCCACCCCAAACCCCAAGCGGTCAGGGAACTTTTTCGGACAACTTAGTTGGTTTACAACTTGTTGACGGGGGAGGTTTTACGCAGGCAAATTTTGAGTTTACTACATCAATAACCGAAAAACAGGATAGAAATTTTTCAATCGGAGCATTTTCTGAACCAATATCTTTAGATAGTTTAAATATCCAAAGTATTACAGAATCAAGATTAATACAGGCTAATAATTTTAAAGTTTACCCTAATTTTGATTTATCCCAAGTAACTAATTTTACGTTATATGGGTCTTTAGTCAAAAGGATATCAACATCTATTTCACATATAATTAATTTTTTTCCTGCGGCTTTAGAAATTACATCAACACTACCAAATTATAGTACTACTGAAACGGCATTAAACATTCAGTACGATCCTGTTGAGGATGAAACGACATTTGATGTTTTGATTAATTCATTAAGAAACCCGTTTGATATAGATTATAGTTCAAATTCAAATAGAAATTTTGAATTACTTGAAATTGAAGTTTCATCTTTAAGGAATTTCACATTAAATTACCCAAAATATTCATTATTCATTAATGGTGGTGAATATCCTTTTATATTTTATAGTCCATCTAACAACACATCTACGACATTAAATTTTGTTGTTAAAGGTAACCCGTTCTCAGGTAATAGTATTTCTTATGATACGGTACTTATTAGACCTAATGATATGTATGTTAACAAAACATTCAATGAGGCAATGGATGAGGTTGAGCAATTTTTGTTGAACAGATCCATTACCCCGATATACACATCAACGTTTACGGTACCAAGAGAGAATGAAGATGGTACGGTTTATTTAACGACTCAAGCGATCACATTCCCTAAGAATGGTCAATGGAATTTAGATATTACATCATTAGCGTTTGATAATTATCTTACGACTTTGAATGATTTTGCAGCTAACTTAGATTTATATCGTACTAATTTAATATCACGTTTTTTAACAACAGGAGCAATCAAAGAATTTGATACTCCTGATCAAAAAATTGAAAAAGTTTTACAAATATACGGTAGAAGTTTTGACGAAACTAAAAAGTTTATATCGGCATTATCTAACATGAATAATGTTAATTATAATGTAAAAAATGACATACCATCTCAGTTATTAAAAAATTTAGCAATGACATTAGGTTGGGATACAAACATATCTCCAATCACAAATGACCAATTATTAGATTCTGTATTTAGTACGGGCACTAATGAGTTTAGCGGATTATCGGTGGGTATGACACCTGAAGAACTTAATTATCAATACTATAGAAACTTAATTTTAAATTCTGCTTATCTTTTTAAATCTAAAGGTACCAGAAAATCTATTGAAATATTATTAAGATTGATTGGGGCTCCTGAGGCGTTAATTGAATTTAATGAATACATATACATTGCGGATCAGAAAATTAATATTGAGGAGTTTAATGGTCAGTACGCTAATTTATCTGGGGGTACCTATACTCAGCAATTACCAATATTAGATACTACCGATATCTACTCAATACAAGGTCAACAATTTACAGGTTTTACCACGACAAGTATTATAAGTGATGTGAATGTTTTTCCCGAAGACTATCCAATAGATAATTTTGGATATCCGACGATGCCGTCAGTGAGTGATTCATACTTTTTCCAAATTGGAGGAGGGTGGTTTGAATCAACACCACAACATAGAATGCCAGAGCAAGTAGATAGTACTAATAGTGTATTTATTGGATCTAATCCTAATTATCAAACTACATTATTACCATTTAATTATGGTGAACAATATTTACAAAGATACAGAACTTTCCCTTATATGACTTTAGGGTATAAACTACGTAGAGTGGTGGATAATAAGAAAAGTTGGACCGATACTGATGATGGTTTAAGAACTAATTTTGATGGTGGGTTTAATGCGTATTATCCTGTTGGTGATGACAAATTGGTGGTTAATGTTAAGAATGTAGACATATTTATGAATCCGGCTCAAGGGTTAGTTTATGATGTATGGACAATGTCAAGACAATATAATTACCCAATTCCAAATGAAGGTTTAAATTATATTGAACCAACACGTTGTAACCCAACTCCAAACACTCCTTATCCGGAAAGAGGTGGGATTGATTGGACTGAAATAAAACCAAAACCAAAAGAAAAAACATTCTTTGAATTTGCGCAAACTTTTTGGCATAACACAATTAATGTTAGAAATAGACAATTTATTACCGATGGTAAAACAGGTGGTTACCCAACCCTTCAATCTATATATTGGAAGTATTTGGAATCAGGTCAAGCAATCAATGTACCTAACGATAACTTTACATATCAAACAATGATTGATTATGTGAATGGTTTGGGTACTTATTGGATAAAATTAATTGAACAAATGGTACCTGCAACCACAATATGGAATACGGGAACCAAATTAGAAAATTCAATTTTCCACAGACAAAAGTTTGTATGGAGAAGACAAATGGGTTGTCAACTTGTTCCAGTACCTTGTGATCCTTGTTATGCAATTGGTCAGTTAGTGCCTTTTGATTGTCCAATACAATCTGTTAATTGTCCTATTTACCCTTGGGGTTCTGACCCTCTTATTAACTCATTTGGGTCTGTTTTAGGACAAGTTTTAACTACATATTTAGATAATAATGGTTATGATTTGAATAACGATTGTTTGGCGAATACTATAACATCTGAATGGTATGTTGACGTGAGATTAAATGGAACTCAAATAGTGGACTACAAATTTTTTGATGGATATGGTTATTCTGTTAGTGGAACAAGTTTTCCGACTCAAGTAAATTGGTTAAATGCACTTTATGATTCATTACCACAAATGATTAATGAAGGTTTAACATTTAATATTGATGAAACAACCAATATTGTGACTATATATAATAATAATTGTGTTTCTCTTAATGATGAAAACAATTTGGAATTAAATGTGGGGATAAATTTTGACATAACTTGTAATCAATAATGGGGTTAATTAATATAAATGGGTTTTCCATAACTGGAGATTGTACAAACGAGGGATTAGGCGAAATTATTTTTTCGGTAACAGGAGATAGTCCTAATTGGTTAGTTACTGAAACTCCCACCGCAGATGTTAATTTACCAACATCTGCATTAACTGTATTTGATAATGTTTATTATTACTCAGGTTTAAGTGCCGGTAGTTACTTTTTAAATGTCTATGACTCAACATATACTAATTATATTGTTGTTAATTTCTATATATCTTCGGGTACCTGTGTATCAATTAATACGACAGACACTACTTGTGGATTTGATAATGGGGGTATAACTGCGACAACACAAACGGTATATGGTAACGGTGGAACCTTTACGTTATATGATATTAATGATAATTTCATCTCAAGTGGAACTTCAGTAAGTAATGAATATGTTTTCCCACCTGTACCTTCAGGAATTTACTACGTTATTGCCAATGACGGTGGTGGATGTACAGGTTGTAGTGAATCATGTGTAGTTAGAGAGTCATTTCCATTTGATTATGGTTATTACGTTGTTAATGACGGAAGTTGTATAGGTAGTGATGGTAGTGGTAAAATATTTTTAACGGGTTTATCAGACCCAAGTCTATATACTGTTAATTGGTTAACGAGTGTTAATGGTCAAACAGGGACTACGGTGACAGGTTTGACTGAAGGTTTATACAACGTTCAGGTAACTAATCAGGATGGTTGTGTATCAACTAAAACAATAACAGTTACCGGGGTAGATCCGTTAGGAATTGGTGGTTTTATGACATATCCACCAACTTGTTTCACTAATGATGGGGAAATAACCATTATTATTACGGGGGGTACTGCGCCATATTATATTGGATGTTCAAACGGTGATAGCGCGATAATTTTTAATAATGAATATACATTTACTGATTTATTTTCGGGAACGTATAATTTTAATATTATAGATGCTGGTCTCTGTAAAGTGTCGGGAACAACATCTATTAATACGTCAAATAGTTTTCAAGTATTAAGTGTTGATACGACAAATTCAATGTGTAATGACAATTCAGGATCAGTTACAATTACGTTAATTGGATCAGGATATTATACGTATAGTTTAACGGATTCATTACATGATACAACAAGTTTTGGTCCTACAACTAATATAGTTCAAGTATTTGATACGTTGTCTTCAGGTGATTATGATTTAGTTATTACCGATGGAGTTTGTGATTATGAAACAACAATTACAATTCATAATACTGAAAAATTTACAATCTCGGCTATAACTGAAGATACTACTTGCGGGTTAAATAATGGGTCAATACAATTATTAGCAAGTACAGGTGGAACTTTACCTTATCAATATGAAATAACAGGTTTTCCACCATCCTCAACGACTACATTTAATAATTTAGCGTCTGGTAATTATGTTGGAACAGTTACAGATAATACGGGTTGTTCTCAAAGTTTAAATATATTTGTTAATAACTCTAATGGTGTCTTTTTTGATTTAGTTGTTGACCAACCAACAAGTGGGGATAATGGTCAAATTGAAACTATTATATATGACGGAACACCTATATTCACCTATGATTGGAGTCCTAATGTTAATGGTCAAACAGGGACTACGGTGACAGGTTTGACTGCGGGTACCTATAGTTTAGAGGTAACAGATTCAAGTGGATGTACATTAACAAAAACTGTGACTTTATCAGGTACTGAAAAAAAATTAAGTTATCAAACATATAATATATGTAATGATAATTTCCAAAATACTGGAATACTCGGTAAAAGAGGTATGCAACAGATGTTAACCGAAGGGTTTAAAGATTTAACATATGATGATACAGGATGTATTTTAAATACTGCAAATTTTATTGCGGATGTAACAGTTGATGGAGAAAACACACAACAATCATTTTATGTATCGTCAGGTTTAACTGATTATCCTTCAGATTATGTGTGGGGTGAAACATTAACTGAACTTTTACAAAGTTATAGCGGAATTAGTAAAGTTGAAATTAATTACTCAACTAATGAGATTAAAATTTATAACAAATGTGTGGAAATAGACGGGTGTCAACCTGAAACAATTTATTATTTGTCTGATGCGAATATTGTAATTAATCTAAAATTAGAATACAATATTTCTTGTCAACAATGTATTACAACCCCAACTCCAACCCCAACTCAAACTTTAACTCAAACTCCAACACAAACACAAACGCAAACTCCTACACAAACCCCAACTCAAACTTTGACTCAAACACCAACTCCTACGCAAACACAAACGCCAACACCAACTCAAACTTTAACTCAAACACCAACTCAAACACAAACACCTACGCTAACCCCAACTCAAACTTTGACTCAAACACCTACACCGACTCAAACAGAAACTCAAATACTTACACCTACACCTACGCCAACACCGACCCAAACTGAGACTCAAACGCCTACGCCAACACCAACTCAAACAGAAACTCAGACTCCTACGCCAACACCAACCCAAACAGAAACTCAGACTCCTACGCCAACACCAACCCAAACACCAACACCAACTTATCCTGATACGGAATTTTTACAACTACAAAATATTATTGGTACAGATCCAATGATTGTGTCTTTTAAAACCGCACCAGATAGTAGTTTTAATATAAATTGGGGGGATGGGTCATCAGAATTTGTTAATATAACTGATCCACCGTACAATCCTACTTTTAGTGCGTATACCTATACTCATAATTATGTAGGTAGTTTAAACACTGCGATTTTTGAAGACTTCCGAGTGTCATCATCATTATCAACTGACAATATTCGTGAGATTTATTTAGCAAATGTTTCAGATATTATTGAAAATGTTTATACTTTTAGTGCATTTACTGCTTCAACTAAATTAACTTTAACGGCTTGTACTTTAACTGAGTTCAATTCTAGCTTACCTAATACTCTTGTGAGATTTTACATATATAACAATTACGCACCATCAACTCAATACTTTAATTTTAATCCAACAACAAACTTAGCATTATTACCTAGTTTTGTAGAGTTAATTATTTCAAATACTGATATGTCAGGGTTTACATATGATTTTTCAGGAAGTAGTTCATTACAAACTCTTCAGTTAACTAGTAATAATAGTTTAACAAACTTGAATATGACAGTTCCGACAGGGTCATCGTTTTTTCAATTTTGGGTATTCGGTAATACTTCGTTATCGGCATTAACAGTTAATAATAATTTATCGGATTGTATAAATCTTAATGATATACGAGTATATGGAAATACAGCATTAACAGGTTGGACTTATATATTACCAGTGGCTGCAGATAACGTACAATTAAATTCAAATAGAATCCGTAATTTTGACATTGATTTATCGGCAAATACAAATTTAACTGATTTAAATTTAAATAGTAATCTTGTTTTAAGTTCATTCACAAATAGTATATCTGCATGTACATCATTGACAGATTTAAGATTAGATAATAACAACTTAACGACATTACCTCCGATATTCCCAAATAGTATTCAAACATTAAGATTAGAATCAAATGATATAACGGGATACACAAGTAACTTCCCTACTAGTTGTGTTTATTTTGATATGAGTGATTCTGTAGCGAGTTTACAGACTGTTCCCCAATGGTCGGTAGATTTAACGGGAGCAACGTCATTACAAACTTTCAATTTAAATAGTGTTGGGTTATCAGGATGGACAACACAATTCCCATCATCAATTAAAACAATAAGTTTTAGAAATAATCTTTTAACTGATTTTGATTTTAATTATACTACAGGTGCTACATCAATAGATTTATATTTCAACCAATTAACTGGAACAACAAATTTATCGGGACACACTTCTTTAACTGGTTTAACAATAGGAAGTAATAACTTTACAGATAGTTCTCCAATACTTGGAGGTGACTTCCCACCAACTTTAAGAACATTTGACATTGGGGGGTCACCATTATTAACAGGATGGACGACAACATTCTCAGCAATGACCAATATGTTGTCATTAAATTTCCAAGGTACCAAACTTAAAACTGCGGCGGTAGATTACATTTTAGATGATGTTGCAACTATAGCGGTAGCAAATAATTTATATAATAAAACACTTAATTTATCCGGTACTCCTCCAAACCAACCAGAATCCCCAACGGGAGGTGTGACTAATGCTGATTATATATTACTTACAAGTTCACCATATAATTGGACAGTAACTATAACCCCATAATAAATTCACTTTTAGTTATTATCTAATATCTTTTACTTTATGGGAGATATTCTTTTTGTTACTGCACAACCTGACGTACCTTATTTTCATTGGCAAGTAAAATTGTATACTCATAATTTTATTGAGAAGGGAATTAAACCTTGTCAGATCCATGTTATTTTTGGATTACAAAAAAAACAACAACCATCACAAGGGGCATTAGAATTATGTGATTACGGATTTAATGTTCATTTTTATGATGATGATCGTGAGAACAAATCATACATACCAAGTATAAAACCATATCTAATTTATCAATGGTTAAAAGAATATCCTGAAAACGGTAAATTATTTTTCTTACACGATTCTGATATCATCTTCAATAGATTACCAAATTTTGATAAATTACTTAATGATAATGTATCTTATTTATCTGACACGATAGGCTATATTGGTTACGAATACATTAAAGATTGTTGTGATAGATATGAGAAACAACATCCAACATCAAACAAAGAACAGTTACTCCAAGAGATGTCAGATACAATAGGTATTGATGTTGATCTTATAAAACAAAATCAAGAAAATTCGGGTGGAGGTCAATACCTTATCAAAAATACGGATCCACTATTATGGGGTAAGATTTATGATGATTGTACACCATTGTATAACCAAATGTTAGATTACCAAAGAAGATTCCCCATTAATCCTGGTCAAATACAATTTTGGACTGCCGAAATGTGGTCATTATTATGGAATATGTGGAACTCAGGGTATGAAACAAAAATCACAAATGAGTTAGATTTTTCATGGGCAACTGATAGTATTGATATTTATAATCAAAAACCAATACTACATATGGCAGGTGTGACTGACCAATTAAGAACTACGAAATTTTATAAGGGAGATTTCATAAACAGAAATCCGATTGAGGATTTAAGGAATGACATTAATTTCTTTAATTATGTGGACAAAAATAGTTCTACGATTAAATATATTGAAGTAATGAGGTCATTTTTGGAAAAAAATAAATAACTGATTATTTATTAGTAATGGGAACTCAACCGATATCAGTAAAACCAATAAATGAATGTGCGATAGTTACGTTATTTCCAATGACGGCTATATGTGATAGTGTTAATCCAAGTACTCCACAATCCTATGATGGATCAGTAAGTGTTATGGTTAGTGGTGGTACTCCACCATATAATATTACTTGGGAAGAAGGTGGATTAGGACCAACAAAATCTAATCTTGGTGTTGGAGATTACCGAGCAACCATTGTTGATTTTTATGGTGATTTTACGGCAAATACAATATGTAGTTTAACCGCAGAAACAAGTACAACCACAACCTCCACATCAACAACTACATTACCTGTTTACGAGGATTTATGTATGTACTTTACGGACAACAATGGTCCAAATTCAGAAACACATCAGTTTTTATTTAATGGATATTTAAATGGAAAACCTACTTGGATATCTGATGATGACTTATATAATATATATTGGAGTACAGGTACTACAAATCAATGGTTAGTTGACGGGTGGAGTAATGGTATCATTTACAATTCAAATACATCCGTACCACCATTAACGGGGTGGCAATTCTTAGGTGGTAGTTATTCAGGGACATTTACTATTACCGTTTCTGAGGGAACTTGTGTGGATAATCCTATGGTTAATATATTAATAAGTTACCAATCTCCAACCTGTGGTAGTAATGGTAGTATTATTGTGACGGCAAATGGAGGAACACCATCGTACCAATACTCAATTAATGGAGGAACAACATACCAATCAAGTCCTGTATTTAGTAATTTATCAAGTGGTATATATAGTGTTAAGGTTAAGGATACAAATGATGTAGCAACAACACAAAGTGTTACTTTATCAGGGCCACCACCTAATCAAACTTATCAAATAGCATTACTTTTAACGGGTCCTAACTCTTTTAACATAAATGTAACTCCTACATTACCAAGTGGGGTATATATCACTTTTGATTTAAAACATAATAGTGTATTTAAATTAGCACCTTCACCAACCGTGGCGGTATATAATAATGTTGTCACGGTTAATGTTAATGGAAATCCGATTGCGACTCCATCACCTATGTTAAGTACAACCGCAACATTTAACCCTTGTGATTCGGGGTCTATATATACTAAAACAAATATCACTACATGGACTACGTTAACGTTTAATCCAACAAGTACCATGAGCGGTACTTTTACAAATAATATAAGTCCGATAACACCTTTAGTTAATTGTTATTCGGTTAGTGGGTCAAGTGAATTAGTTATTACAAATGCAAAATTATATAACTGTGATTGTTGTAATATAACAATAAAAAACTCTAACCCTATTAGGATTTAAAGTATTGAAGTTAGAGGATAAAAAAATTATAAATAAACTATTTATTGATTAGATGAGCTATATATTAAAAAATACATCAGGGTTAGTTAACACTAGAATAACTGACACAGGAAGATTAAAGTTATCACAAGGTAATTTTAACATTTCATATTTCCAAATTGGGGATAGTGAAGTGTCGTATAATGAATTACCAAACACTTACAATCAATTTAATAGTGTAGTTTTAGAACCAAGTTTTAATAGTCAAAATAGTGCCGGATCTCCTGAATCAAACAAACAAAATATTAAATATCCATATTATGTGGATGATAATAATAGTAATACATATGGAATTCCATTTATGGATTCTGTTATTGAACCTGTTTATAATAGAGCTCCATTAAGAGGATTTTTCACAGGTAATACAACCGCAAGTACGGTTAATTATAGTGCGTTTACAGGATCAAAGTATGTTGTAACGTCCAATTACATTGTTGATATGTCAACATTAAATGGATCAAATCAAATAACAATAATCCAAGATATATGTGACCCAACAAACACTAATAAACCAAGTGTTGGAGATTTCATTACAATTTATTATGATGGTTTAGCGAAATATGATTGTTCTTGTATTAATTTACCTACACCAACACCAACGGCAACAATAGGTACAACTCCTACATTAACTAATACTCCCACTGCGTCAAATACTAATTCTGACCCATGTGCGTCTCCAACACCAACACCAACTCCATCGGCAACACCTTGTTTGACACCATCAAACAAACCTGTTTGTCCTATACCACCTGATCCGTCATGTGTTAAACCTGTTCATTCATGTTTTCCTATATTGACATATAGGATCGTTGATATTTGTGAGAATAATGTGACTTTGGATAGACCAACGCCTAATTATGTTGGATTAAGTTCTAATTGTTTTGGTAGAGTATTGGTATACCCACCAAATATGACTACACTATATGATAGTATCACACCTCGTCCACATTGGGCGGATGATGTTATCAATTTTGAATCTATTTGTGATATTGATCAATTTGATGTTAAAGTATGGAATATGAATATTCCTTGGACTGAGAGTCCTGCGGGATTAAGATCTACTGAGTATGAAGATTATACTTATTTTGGTTCCATTGATTATATTGGTAGTAAAGAATACTTTGGTTATAACTCAACCTCAGGTCAGACAGATACAAGTTATACGTATTATTACAATTCATTTGATGAAATTGTTCAAGTTAAACCTGAAGAACAAAAGGCAATTGCTATAATTCATTATACAAACCAAACTATAGATTTCTTTTATGGTGAGAAATTTGCGTTAGAACCATATAACAATTCAAATCCTGATGATACGACAGGACAAGCAAGAAACTTTAAATTACATATGCCAACATTAATGTGGCATAAAAATCCTGAGTGTTGTTATGGTCAAACATTTTGGGTTGATCCTCCGGGATTTGATGGGAAAGATTTATTCCAAGTTGAATATATTAAGTCAACTAAGAATACTGATATGAATCAACCTGGTATTCGTTATTATCACTTGTGGGACACTAATGCAAATGCAGATGGGTTACCAAGTAGAGTGGGTAAAGTATTCCCTGATAGTAAGTTAATTATTATTGATGACGAAGAAATAATCGCAGCATTATCATATAAATCAAATAGAAACTGGACATTAACGGCACCTCAAGTATCGTTAATTACTCCTAATACTTGTGGTGTAACCACCGCAACAACTGATGGTATTTTAACAGGTAGTAATGAAACAATGTATGTAACTTATATGTTGGGTAACTCTTATAATTTTACTAATTCATTACATTCTAATTATTATTCTAAAATTACCGGTAATAATAATGATTGTAATCCTGACACATCTAAAAATGTGGCGGTTAGATTTGGTGCTGAATTTAAATGTTTAACACAACCTGGTTATAGTCCTTTAACGACAACAACAACTACACATCCATTATTAACAACAACAACTACTTATTTACCGTTAACAACAACAACAACACTTTGCCCTACATTTTGTGATACACCTAATGGTTTCTTCGCAACTAAATTCCAAGTGATTGCACAAAAAGTAGTGACAGGACAAAGACCTGATCCATCTAAATGGAGAGTTATTGATTATACTAGTTCATTAACCGCAACTACTATAAATGGGTATATTACTGAAGAAGGTTTAACAGGAACTACATTTGTTATTACCCCTGATCTTTATAATAACGCACCGTATTACAATTTAAATAATTATATTCCATTAACACCACTTGGTACCACAACACCAAATCTTAATTTTGGTGACGAGTACTTTTTCTACGGAGCGTTTGAAAGTGATATTCAAGCGACAATATATGAGATGAGGTATAAAGTAAATTTAAGTTTTGCTGAATTCCAAACCACAACAAATCCTACGTGGAAAAAAGGTGGTAATTCTTACATTACTGAAATTGCGTTACTTGATAGTAATAAAGATGTTATGGTAATTTCTAAGATGCAATCACCTGTATTAAGACAAGGTATCCAACAGTTCGTTGTTAAGTTAGATCTATAAAACTTTAGTTTTATCTTCTTGTCATTATATTATAATAAAACAATCTTTGTATGAGAACACCAATTAAAAATTCGCCCAAAGTTTTGGGTTTAGATATATCAACCAAGACAATAGGGTGGGCACTTTTTGACATTCAAACTCAAGAACTATTGGAATTAACTCATGTTTCGCCAAGACCTAAAAATAAAGATACTGAGGAGAATAAAATGTTGGAATTAATCTTAAAATCTGAGGTATTCAAAACAAAATTAGAAGATTATAAGAAATTAGGTATTGTTAGTGTTATTATTGAAGAACCATTATTAAATTCTAATAATGTTTATACAATCCAAACATTGTTAAGATTTAATACTTTAATTTGTAAAACAATTTATGATGTTTTAGGTATTGTACCTGAATTCATATCTACTTATAACTCAAGAAAATTTGCATTTCCTGAGTTAGTTCAAGAAAACGATAAAAAGAAATACGTTTTATTTGGAGGACTCCCTAAAGACATTGATAAGAAAATGATTATATGGGAATTGGTTGCAAAAAAAGAACCTCAGATCCAATGGCAATATACAAGAAATAATACTTTGAAGAAAGAAAACTTTGACCAAACAGATGCTTATACTTGTGTTTTAGGTTACATGAGAAGTAAGGAAATTTGGAAATAACCTACTTAAAAATACTGTTAATATAGATATCGTCTAAAAAGACGATATTTTTTTTACCTAATAATTTTAAAGACAAAGACCAATATTGGTGATCACAACAAATTTTGATGTGGATGTTGGTAATATTGATGAACATATTTTTAATGATGAATAACCATTAATATTTACTTCCGTTAGAGTACCGGTACTACATGGACTATATGTAAATGGTTGAGGACTAATATATGAGTTCTCAATTAAATAGGTGTAACAAGTTGGTGTGGGTTTTGTTGGGGTAGGTGTTGGAGTACTTGTCATTGTTGGTGTGGGAGTCGGAGTATTTACAAAAACACATTGTGAACACACACCTTCTGATTCAGGTCCTAATATATCTGTTAAAATTATAGTACTAACACCGGCAACATCACTAACAAACCCATCATAGGTTATACAAGTTGAAATTCCATTAACAAATGATTGATACACATAACCTTCAGATGGAGTTTCACCAAAAGGATCTAAAACAACGTCTGTTGTATAATAAAAGAATCCTGTATTACATTCCTTAAAACGTTTACTACCATTACATCTAATATAATCATCAAATGTGTTGAATACCACCGATCCGTCAAAATTACAATTATATTGTGGTGATGCGGTTGGCGTTGCAATCATTTTAGCATTTGTTGCGGTAGGTGTTGGTGTTAAAACATTTGCGGTAACGGATATTCCTTTACCACCACAAATTTCGGTTGACGTTGGTGTTGGTGTGGGGGTTGGTGTTGGAGTTCCTGTAACGGTTGCCGTTGGGGTTATAGGTAACTCACAATCAAACACCACATCAAAAGATATTGGTTGACAATAATCAGTTGGTGTAGGAGTTGGTGTTGGACAAGGACCTCCATTAAAGAAATCTTCACATAAATCAGGGCACTCAGTATAACAAGGAGATGGCCCAAATAAAAGACATTCACCATCTAATGCGTCTGACAAACACCAACGATTATCAGTTGATGAAAAATAAATAAATAATCCACTTGTTGAACCGTACCAAAATAATTGACTATTCCATGTTCCACCACTTAGATATGTATCATCATAAGTAACATCACCTGTGTTAATACAATAGTATTCAAACGGACATGGGATTGGGGGTGGAGTTGGTGTCTGTGTTAGTGTTGGTGTTGGTGTTGGTGTATTTGGTACTATTACAATATCTGCACATTCTGGAGCTTGTGACGCTCCAAATATTGTATTTGGTGCGTTTTGTGTAAATGTTAGGGTGTATGGTGATGATAATGAAAAATTATATATGGCCCCATTACTATTACAAACATATAAATCACCTGATGTCATAAACATCCCCCAAGGGTTTGCTATTGTGGGACTAACTAATACATCCACCTCAATATTTCCTGTTGTGTAGTCATGTTGGGTTATATATCTATTTGCGCCTGATCCATTATATGAACAAATTAATTTATTAGGTGGTGAATAAGTGTAAACCATATCGCCAGCAATAACTCTTCCTGATGGCATTGGAAATTTGGTGGTAAATACTGCGGTTGAAGTTGTTATATCTATTTCAATTATATTACCACCAAGACTACTACTTACTAATGTTGTATTATCAATTACGCCTAAACCATCACCAATCGGAGACGGTAGAGTTATATTTCTACTAAACGATGCGGAAAACGGACATAACGTTATGTCGTACTCCTTAAGTATAGTTCCACTATACATCCATAATTTTGTGGTTGTATGGGCAATATCACTAGAATTTAGAGTTGGTGTAAAATAAGATGTGATATTTCTAGTTGTATTTGTTGAAAATACATATCCATATATTAAGGTACCGGCATTAAAAATAATATCACAAGTGTCCAAACAATATGGTGATGTAGGTGTTGGTGTACTTGTTAACGTTTGTGTAGGTGTAGGTGTACTTGTTAGAGTTTGTGTAGGTGTTAAAGTTGGTGTTGGAGTTAACGTTTGTGTGAGTGTCGGTGTCGGTGTCGGTGTTGTACAAGGTGTAATAGTTAGTATTTTGTTGTTAATAAGATAAGTGTTAATACCATTAGAAAAATATAAATTACTTACCGACAGTAGAGTTGTGCAAGATGGGTCCGTAAATATTCCTTGACCAAGATTTAAACTATCACCATATACATTAATTGTGAATGGTCCCGAACATAACCCTGCCGGACTTGCATTCCCAGCTGTAAAAACTCCTAAAAAATTACACGCCATTATATATTAATATTTTCTGTTATCACACAATCATTATCATCAATCACTTTAACCACAAAATCTGTAAATGAGGAAAAAATTGATGGAATCATAAAAGAATATGGTAAATCACCACTATTAATAGTTGACACATAAACACAAGTTGTGTATCCTGTGTCACACACGTAAACATCATAAGGTGATATTCCGGTAATAGAAGTGATTGTAATGTTTGTATCCATATATTTTTATTCTATTGTATAAATATAGTAGGAATGAAAAACTTGTGTAGTTGATTAAACGAAATAATTTATCTATACTTTAAAGGATGGAAGAAAATGACGCGATTGTAGAATTATTAGAGGATCTTTTGGGTGACCACGGACTCCACTACCCCAATAAGGGTCAGATATCCTTCAATTGTCCCGTCTGTGATGAGGATAGAAATAAACATAATTTAGAAATAAATTACGTTAACAATGTTTATAAATGTTGGAGTTGTGGTGATATAGATGGTACCCATGGGTCTTTGGGTAAACTTTTTGATAAGTACGGAAACAAGAAATTAAAGAAACTATATAACGTCTTAAAACCTGAGACGGTACAACCAAGACAAAAAAGAACAAAAAAATTGACACTCCCTGAGGGGTTCACTTTATTCACTGAGTCAAGTCCGGTGTATCCAGTGAGAAGACAGGCGTATAATTACTTAAAAAGTAGGGGAATAACGGATGAAATCATTAAAAAATATAATATTGGTTTTTGCGATCGTGGTAGTCATACAGGTCGCATTGTTGTACCATCATATGATGGTAAAGGAGAACTAAACTATTATGTTGCTCGTAGTTGGGACACAAAAAGTAAGTTTAAATATAAAAATCCTGAAGCCGAGAAAGACAAAATTATTTTCAATGAAAGATTGATAGATTGGGATAAAGACATCTATTTGGTTGAGGGTGTATTTGATGGATTTTTCTTAGACAACTCAATCCCAATGTTGGGTAAACATATGTCAGAAATCCTATTTGAAAAAATATATACCAAGGCAAAGGGGGATGTTATTATTGCTCTTGATGGTGATGCTTGGAGTAATGCAATTAAATTATATCGTGAACTAAATGGTGGTGAGTTATATGAACGTATTAAGATTGTTCATTTACCTATGGACCAAGATGTTTGTGATTTAAGAGGAAATATAAACGAATACTTCGTAAAATTAAAAGATTAATGGATTTAAAGAAAATATCGGAAGAGATTAGGGAAATCATCTCAGAAAAACAAAAAGAGTTCCAACTAACGTTTGAGGAAGATTCTCATAAATATACAATGTTAGATGCTAACGGTAATTTAAGAATTGACTTACCTTCAGTATCAAAAGTTATGAAATTATTCTATGAGGAATTTGATTCTGAGGGGATATCGTATAGAAAGGCAAACGGAGATCCATATGAACAACAACGATTGTTGGAGGAGTGGGCAAATGCCGGAACTTACTCAACAAATATGGGTTCTCGTGTTCACTTCATATTGGAAAATCACACATTAGAGGAATTTGGTATTCATAAAGAAGTAAGACAACCAATTTATGAATGTGATGCCGAACAGGTTGTTAAAGGAGATACAATGGTTATCGCAGGTAAACGATACATTGACTTACTTAAAGAACGTAATTGTTTTTTACTTGATACGGAGATGGTTTTAGGTCATCCTGAATTGGGTTATACTGGACAACCTGATAAAGTATGGTTAATTGTTGGTACCAATGGTGATCTTGGTATTTTGATTACGGATTGGAAGACAAACAAACCTAAAAACTTTGAGAAGAATAAGTTTACAAAACAAATGAAAAAACCATTTGAAGATTTGCCCGATAATGCTCTTGGACACTATAATACTCAGTTACCATTTTATGGTAAATTATTATTAAAGATGTTAGAGGGTACCAAATATGAGAACATTAAATTGATGGGTTGTATTGTTGTTTTATTAACAGAAGAACGAGAGTTTGTTGAACATAGAGTTTCAAAGAAAACTATTAATACGGTACTTGAAATGGATATGAAAAAGTATTTGACAAAATAAATAAAATAAACTATATTATATTATGGAAATGACAATTACATCAGTTTGGTATACAAATACTAGTTGGGACACTGAAACAATAAAAATAAACGTAAATTATATTATAAAATGAATGATGATAATATCATAAGACCTAAGATTGATCTTAGGCAACAACCAACTATCGTTTGTGAGGAGTGTGGTTCAAAATTCTTCAAAGAAGTAACTATGTTGAAGAAAGTTCCTAAATTATTAACAGGAAGTCCGGATGATACAATCGTACCATTCCCAACGTATATGTGTAATAATTGTGGGTTTGTAAATGAAGAATTTTTAATATTTGAATAACATGACATATAAAGAATTTTACTTTTGGTTAGAAGGATTTATGACCAATAGAGATTGGACACTGATTAAACAAACTGATATTGAAAGTATCCAAGACAAAATGAAAGAGGTGAAGGATGAAATTCCTTCATTAGGTGGAAAACAACGACCTGATTGGATGGTACCAATACCTGTTAACCCATTTACACCAAATGGTACTGGAAACCCTACTCCGCCTTGGACAATAACTTGTAATACAAAAACACAATTAAATGACTAATAACAATAAAATATTAATAATGATTGGGACATTTCTTTTAGGACTTGCCTTAGGTAGTCTAATTGAAGATTCTAGACCTACTAAAGTAATAACGGTAACTGAAACCGATACCACTTTAGTTAATAAAATTGAAGATCTTGAAGAACAAAACGAATTACTTTTAGATGAGCTACAAATGAAAGAAGGTGAAATCAGTTATTGGGGTAGAAAGTATGACGAAGAAAAAAACAAAAAGTAATGATAAATAAATTAGTACATTTCTCCGATTTACATATCAGATTATATAAAGATCACGATTTATACCGTTCAATTTTAGAAACTGCAATTGAACAATGGAAAGAATTGAAACCTGATCGTATTGTTTTTACTGGTGATTTAGTTCATTCTAAAAACCAAATGACACCTGAACTTATTGAGTTTGTTGCTTGGATTTTAAAGGAATGTTCTTATATAAGTAAAACAATTATTATACCGGGTAATCACGATTTCTTGGTAAACAATACCGAAAGATTGGATGCGCTTACACCTATCATTGACTCTTTGAATAATGACAATATTGTATATTACCGAGATAGAGGTGTGTATGAGGATGATAACATCAGTTGGTGTGTTTATTCGCAATACCAAGGAAATATTCCACCTGACATTATTGAAGGTAAGGGAAGAAAGATTGGGTTATTTCACGGACCTATTTCAGGTTTAAAAACAGATCTTGGATTTGAGTTTGGTGAGGAAGCGTATGAAATTGAAAAGTTTGATGGGTTGGAAACCGTATTATGTGGTGACATTCACAAACGAGCTGAGTTCCAAATTAAAGGTGGTAAAGGTTATATGATTGGATCAACTATTCAAAACAACATTGGTGAAAGTATTGGTAAACATGGATATGGTATATATGATGTTGAAACAAAAGAATATAACTATGTTGACTTACCAAACCCAAAACCATTTTTAAAGTTCTCCATTAAATCATTTGAAGATATTGAGAATGGAACAGAAAGACTCCAAAATATTTAATAAAACAACAATGCAGGCAGTGTCTGCATTTTGTGAAGCAAACAATATTGAGGATAAGGACGATTTCATATACCTTTGTTTCAAACAAGGGTTTGACATCAAGAAGTTTGGTCTTTTGGGAGAAACACTTAATGAAGGTGAAAAACACTTAAAAACGGGTGTGATTGAAGAAAAACAGGTGGAAATTGAGGTAATCAGAGAAATACGGGTGGAAGTTCCTGTTGAAAAAATAGTTGAACGAATTGTTACTGTAACTGATGACACTAAGATAAATGAACTGTTGTTAAAAATACAACAGTTGGAAAATAAACCTCCTGAAACTGTTGAAGTCGTTAAAGAAGTTGAAAAAGTTGTCACAAAAGTAGAATATATTTGTGACAAAACGGGTGAGAATGAACTGTTCGGAAAAATAGAACAGTTGGAACAAGAAATTTCCACTAAAGACAATGAATTAACTAAACAACAACAATTATTTTCCACTAAGACGACAGAAATAGAAAATATTTTCCAAAATGAAATGTCTAAAAAAGAAGAAGAATTAGACGAACTTAGACATTCTTTAGACGAACTTTCAGTTGTTGTTAAAAATGAAACAACTGATAAATTAAAAATGATGTCAACGACTTTACAGAATTTGAGGAATGACTTATCATTGAAAAACGATAAAATAACTGAATTAGAAAGAATAAACCAAGAACTACAAAAAACGGCAAATTTACAAAATGCCATTTATATGAAAGGTTCCAATTTAAATAGTAGAATATGACACAATTAGTAATGTTTATGATTGCCGCCTATGGGATGACGACAATCTTAGTATATGGATCTATCTTTAACGGATTAAGAGATAAAATTAGAAAAGCGGGTAGTGATAAAGGTTATTTTTTAACTAGACCAATATTTAAGTTCATTTCTGACTTAATATCTTGTATGTTATGTACAAGTACTTGGATTGGATTTTTCTTTTCATTATTTTATTTTTCACCATCACATGAATTCATTGGACTTAGTAAGTTTTTATCCGTATTTTTTGATGGTATGTTGTCCGCAGGGTCAGTATGGGCAATAAATGCGATAATAGAATGGTTTGAAGAAAATAGACCATCAAAAGATTAAAAATAAATAACAAATAAATAAAAACAAATATGCCAAAGTCAAAATTAAGAGGTGGGGCGAAAGCACACAGAACAAAAATTGCAAAAAGAAACAAACTTATTAGTCAGGAGAAATCAGGAATGCAAAAAGCGTTTGATAGATTAATGGAGGAACAAATACAAAAATTAAAAAACGGTGAAGGTTTAAGTATAGAGTCGTCGGGTAATACAATACCATTTGAAGTTTTTGATAAAGAACATTTAGATTCAATTGTTGATTTCAAAGGAAGACACCCTGAATTATTGATGGGTAATGATGAAGTTGAAAATACTGAAGACGAACAAAAATAATGAATGGACTTGTTCAACCCACCAAAATTATTTAATTACAATATAATGATAAAAGATTTAGATTTTTCAAAGTATGAGAATCCAACAATACAAGTTGTGTGGGAAGATCTACAAGAAAATTTCACACAAGATAAGATTAAGAGTGTTAAACATTATTTCCAAAAGAAATATAACACTACCAATGTGAATGTATTAACTAAGGTTAAAAATGTTGACACAGATACAATGCAAAGTGTTGATGTCTCTGTTAACGTAACTGATGTTAATTATCAACTTGATCTATTAAAGAAATTTTTAGAATCTAAAGGGTATTCTGACTATTCTGATGATATCTTAGGTATTAACAGAATGGTTGAAAACCGTATGAAAGAGGATGAGACTGAAACAACACAATTCAAAAAGTGGTACATCAGGAACATTGAGTTTTCAAACTTTTTATCGTATGGTGAGAATCAAAGAATGGATTTCGATAAATGCAACGGAGTTGTTGTTGTTGAGTCAGATCCACCTAACTTTGGTGGGAAGACCGTTCTTTCTGTGGATTTATTGTTGTTCTTATTCTTTAATGAGACAACAAAGACTACAAAGGCTGAAGAAATTTTTAATAGATTTACCGATAAAGACTCGGTAGTTGTTAAAGGTGAGGTTACAATTGATGGTGAAGATTACATTATCCTTAGAAAGATTGAAAGAAAACTTTCTAAAAAAGGAGAATGGAATGTGAAAACAGAATTGGACTTCTTCAAAAAAATGTCTGATGGTAGTCTACAGAATTTCACGGGGGAACAAAGAAGGGAAACTGAAGCGTTCATTAAAAATTCCATTGGAACCAAAGAAGATTTCTTAATGACCATACTTACAACTGCAACCAATCTTGAGGAGTTATTGGAGTCAAAACCAACCGCAAGAGGACAGGTGTTGTCAAGGTTTATGGGACTTGAGTTTTTAAAACGGAAAGAGGAAGTTGGTAAAGAGATTTATTCTGAATTTAATAAATCAAAGATGTCTAACATTTATAATTCGGAAGAATTAAAAAACGACAACGAATCTTTAACAACGAAAATCGGTGAATTAAATGATCAAATTGATTCTATCAAATTGGAACTTAAAGATATTGATGAAAAAATCGTTAAGGGAAAAGAGTATCGTGATGATATGTTAAAGAAGAAACACGGAGACATTGATAAAGAAATCAGTTTGATGAACCCGGTTAAGACTCAAGAAGAAATCGTTGGTTTTGATAGAGAAAAAACAATGTTCCAACAAAAGTTAGACGAACTTAAAGTTGTTGAACCAAAAGAATTTTATCATGAAGATGATCACGATAAAATTAAAGAGGAATACAATGGTGTGTTCAAATCTAAAATTGAACTTGAAACACAGATCAGAGAAATTGAGAAATTGAAGAGTTCTGTGAGTGATGGTATTAAATGTGAACATTGTGGAATTGAGTTAATGAACGCATCAATTACCCAATCTAAAATTGCTGAACTTGATGGTTATATCGTACATAAAGACCAAAAAGAGGGGTTAATGCAGGTTTTAACAGGCAAAGAACAAGCTTTTGTACAACTTAAAAAAGACTTTGATGAGTATGAAAAAAACAAACTTATCAAAGAAAAATACGAATTGAGTATTGAAAGTTGTGATTTAAAGATTGGTGGTTTAAAAGGTAAGTTGGATCGCTGGGGGGATGTACAGGATAAGATTAAAGAGAACGATCAGATAGATTCAATGTTGATTAAGGCGGATTTACGTTTAGATGAACTTGACCACCTTAAAAGACAAAAAAACACAAACATTACAAACAATGAGTACCAAATAAAAACTTGTAATGAAAAGATTGATAACAATAAAAAGTTAATTGTTAAGATCAAAGAGGAGGAGGAGAAGGAAAGAATATACAAAATCTATATGGAAGCCTTCGGTAAAAATGGACTATCAAAAATCATTATGAAAACAATGATGCCATTGATTAACTCTGAATTGCAAAGATTAATGGAAGATAGTTGTTACTTCAAATTGGAAATTAGAATTAACGATAAGAACGAAGTTGAATTCCTAATGATTGATAATAGTAGTGGTATTGAAAAACTAATGGTGTCAGGGTCAGGTTATGAAAGAACAATTGCTTCACTGGCTTTAAGATCAGTATTAAGTAAGGTATGTTCATTACCAAAACCAAATGTGGTGGTATTTGATGAGGTATTTGGTAAAATCAGTAATGACAACTTAGAAATGGTATCTGAATTCTTCATAAAGATTAAAGATTACTTTGAAAAAATATTTGTTATAACTCACAATCCTATGGTTAGTCAATGGGCTGATACGATCGTTAAAATTAAAAAAGAAAATAATATTTCAAAAGTGTTGTAGTAATAGAATTTTATTTGTATATTTGTAGAACAATTAAAACTAAGATATGAATTACTTACTTTTTGTTTATCACCATGAGGACATGGAAACCCCTAGTGTAACGACTGAAAATATTGGGGGTGAGTTATCAAAGATCATGTCATCAAGTCAAGTTAAATATATGTTTGGCGATAGACACTCAATTTACCACTTTGCAAGTGATTTCTCAGTTGATGAACTTGATGACTTTTTATGTTTAGTATCTGCAGAGTACGATAATTTTAATTATTTGTTGACACAAAAAACTAAAAACGTTTCATCTAACTTTGATCAAGACAACTTATTACATTTACTTACGTTAAGGAATACCAATAAGAAAAAACAAACTCCACCTAAAGATTTTGAATTTAAAATGGATCTTGGTGGTGGTGAGGATTTTTCTCGTATAGCAGACACTATTATGGGTTTGATGTCTAACAAAGGGTGTGAATTGACAATGGATGAACTTTTGGATAAAATCAGTTCCCAAGGTATAGATTCATTGAGTAAAGAAGAAAAAAGTAAATTAGACGAATATTCAAAAAACTATTAATTAAACATATGAAAGACAAAAACACGGGGATCCCAATTAACCAAGAAGAAATTCAATACTATCTAAAAGATATACGTAGAATTAAAGTAATGACACCTGACAGAGAAAAAGAACTGGCGGTGAAGATGAAGAATGAGGATACTCCTGAACACGAGAGAAAGAAAATTGAGTCTGAACTATTAGTTGGTAATTTACGTTTTGTTATCACAGTAGCAAAACAATACCAAAATCAAGGTTTAGATCTATCGGATCTAATTGCTGAAGGTAACTTAGGATTGATGAAAGCAATCAAAAACTTTGATTGGAATAAGGATCTACGTTTTATATCATATGCGGTATGGTGGGTTAAACAATCTATCATCCAATCTTTGAATGATAACTCAAGAACTATCCGTCTACCTGTTAACGTCGTACAAGACCTACACAAGGCTAAAAAAGAAATTGAGGTTACGGGTAAAGAATTAGATTTAAAGTTCACGTCATTACCATCTATGATTGATTTGGATATGACTATCAATGAGGAAGGTGATACGTTGGTTGATATGATTGCTAACCCTGACGCACTTGCTCCTGATGCGGGATTCAACACTAAAGATATGATAAAGAACAAACTTTTATCTTTATTGAATGTCTTAGATGATAGAGAGAAAGTGATCATTGAGGATTACTATGGGTTAAGTGGAACTCCAAGAACACTTGAAGATATTGGAGGAGACTTTGGACTAACTAAAGAACGAGTTAGACAGATCAAGGAAAGAGCTCTTAGAAGATTGAGAAATGAAAGTTCGGAATTATTTGATTACTTATAAAAAATAAAAATATGGGAAGTGTAATTGATTATATTGAATGTTCAAATTGTAAACAAGAAGCGTTTAGCGACTTTTATTACAAAACAGGTGAACAGTATGTGAGTTGTAGTAGTTGTGGATATTTTCATTCACAATATTGGAAAAGAAATAAGGAAGGTAAATTTGAAACATTGGATGGTACCGATAATTATAGTTTTGATAACTTAATAATGGTTGAGGAAGAACTAAAAAATCCTTATGGATCTTACAGACTAAAAACTTACCAATCAGTGGCATCCCAAGTCGGATCATTTGAAACTGAGTTTGATTATAACGAGTTTAAGTTATATCTTATTGACGATGTTGAAATTGAGTCCTTTACGTTGTCAAGATTTGTTGATGGTGAGATCAAAGTTGAAACGTTAATTGATAATGGTCCTAAGGTTGATTCTGCGGGTTTTACGCAAGAAGATAATTTTCTTTAAAAAAGATTTTGCAGATTGGAATAAATGTTATATATTTGTGGAACAAAACGAAACAATTATGACAAACACAGAAACAACCAAGAAAGTAGGATTAGTAGTTAACAAAGGTACATGGGAAGGTGCTAAATGGACATTGACAGGATACCCAAACAAAAACACATTTCGTGATTGGGATAGTGCATATGACTTTGAGGGTTTTGTTAAAAACGTATTAAATATTAGTGGTGATTTTGATTCTGAAACTTGTCAGTTCTACGTTTACTTTGACACCAAACAAAAGGCAACTGCGGCTTTGAACAAGATTGAAAAACATTTCAAAAAAGTAGGTGAAATGTTAGGTTTGTAAGGAAAAAAGATATATATTTGTAAAACAAACGAACAGGGTTGTACCGAGATTACCCTTATAACTCGGCGGAATGAGACACGATGTTCTCAAGGTGAAAATCCTCAATCTTGTCCTGGCGATAAGATGAAATTACACTCCCCCCTTGGTACCGAGGGGGGTTTTATTTTACACCCAAATTACAATTTGATTTTTACCGGTTCTAAAAGGATTTTCACTTGATTCTCTAAATACGGTGAATACTTCTAAGACCCAATTTGTCCCTGAGATATGAACAGGATTTAAAGGGATGGCTAATTCCCATTTTTCTGACTTAACAACAAAAGCTTCACCATCTTTTATTTCACGGTTAACTATTTTTTCTGCGATCTGAGATTTAGCCATCATTACAACCTCTCTAATCTCTCTATTTTCAATAGGCCTTTGATTGTAACCCGTACCTTCTAATTCAGGCCTTGTTGATCTGTCAAAAGCGTGTTTTTTACGATCCACTTCTAAATTAAAGGTAACTTCAATAGAAGTGACTATCTGTGCAATCGTTTTTTCTTGTATTAAAACTCTACGTATTGATTCTCTAAGTAATGACATAATTATATAAATACCTTATATTGATATTTATAAATACATAACAATTATTATGAAAGAAAAATTTTTACCATGGTTTTTATTATTTTGTGCTCTTGGTCTATCAGGAACCGCGGCTTATTATAGTGTTGTGGGGTTATCTGTGGTGTTTGTTGGTGTTGCGTTACCTGTAATCATTATGGGATCGTTTCTTGAGGTATCTAAGATTGCCATAGCAACATACTTACACGATAAATGGAAAGAAACATACGGAGTATTAAAAGTATACCTTACAATTGCTCTTGTGACGTTATCGTTAATTACTTCACTTGGGATCTACGGTTTATTAAGCACTGGGTTTCAGGGGAATATTGCAAAACTTGAGATTAATCAGAAAGAGATTGCAAACGTAGAAGTAAAGAAGACAAGATTTGTGGAGATAAAAGATGAGTTACAAAAAGAAAAAGACGTTTTAGATAAAGACATTTCAAAGTTAAGAGATGGGTTATCTACTAATACCACAACACAAACCGTTGATAGAACTACGGGTCAATTAATTACAAGGGCAAATAATGCTAACCGTAAGTCATTTGAGGATCAATTAAAAATGACAACAGAAAATAGAGATAAAGTATCTACTCGTATTGATGCAATGAATGATAGTATCACTAGATTGGATATTGAAATACTTGATATGGAATCTGCGGAGTTGGAAGGTAGTGAATTAGGATCCATTAAATACATCAGTGAGCTTTCGGGATGGGATGTTAAGAAGGTGGCAAACCTTTTTATATTACTTTTAATCTTTGTGTTTGATCCCTTAGCAATAACTTTGGTTATTGCAACCAATCAAGCGTTTAAAAATAATAAGAAAAAAAATAATACCCCCCAAGTTACCCCCCAAGTTACCCCTCAAGTTGAACCGATAATAATTGAAAAAATTGTTGAGGTTCCTGTTGAGGTAATTAAGGAAGTTGAAAAGATTGTTGAGGTACCTGTTGAGGTAATTAAGGAAGTTGAAAAGATTGTTGAGGTACCTGTTGAGGTTATTAAAGAAGTTGAAAAGATTGTTGAAGTGGAAAAAATAGTTGAGGCACCTATAGTACAAAGAGAACCTTTAATTATTAGTGTTGATAAAAGTTGGGAACATTTATCTGATGATGATTTATTTGAAGATGGTGAATATTACATGAGAAGTAATGGGACAGGTGATGAGTCAACAACTACGACAACAACTAATGATGGTGTTAAGAGACTAGTTTATAAAAAGAATGATGAATGAGGATGATATCATAAAATTTGGGGACTTCAATTACGAAGGTGAGGAAAAAGTAAAAACTCAAATAATTTTATCTCACACTTCAAGAGTTGCGGTGGACTATATTAATGGTCTAAAGTATCGTTATGGGAAAAAATATAACAAAGTACCAAACTACATAGTTACCCGTGATGGTAAGATTATAGAACTATTGGAACCAAAGAAATACTCCAAATATATAAAGGATGAAAACATATCTAAGAAGTCAATAATAGTTTCTTTAGAAAATTTAGGTTGGTTAGAAAAAGAACCATTAAAAAATAGATACATTAACTGGATTGGTAATATTTATAATGGAAAGGCTTTTGAACGTAAGTGGAGGGATTATTTTTTATGGCAACCATATACCCAAGTTCAAATTGATAGTACCGTACTAATATGTAAAAAACTAATGGAAGAATTTAACATTAGTAAAAAATGTGTGGGACATAACACTAAAGTAAATGGTGTAAATCAATTTGACGGTATTGTTACCAGAAGTAATTACACCACAGATGTTACGGATCTAAGTCCGGCATTTGATTTTGATTATTTTAAAAAAAATATAGAAGATGAATAGACACGATGAAATAAAAAATTTAATAGAGGCA